CGGGGCGAGCGGGGCAGAACGGGGCGAGCGGGGCAGAACGGGGCAGAACGGGGCGAGCGGGGCAGCGCAGGGCGAGCGGGTGCAACACGGGGCGAGCGGGGCAGCGCAGGGCGAGCGGGGCAGCGCAGGGCGAGCGGGTGCAACACGGGGCGAGCGGGGCAGCGCAGAGCGAGCGGGGCAGCGCAGGGCGAGCGGGTGCAACACGGGGCGAGCGGGGCAGCGCAGGGCGAGCGGGTGCAACACGGGGCGAGCGGGGCAGCGCAGGGCGACGGGGCAGCGCAACCCGCTTTCACTTTTCCCGTGTTTATCACTTGCGAATCGCAAGATGACATGCTCTTACTATTTCACACGAAACGTGAAATGCCCCCGCCACGGGGCAGGAAGGGAAAAGCAAATGGCCGAAATTCTGCACCATATCGCGGAAAGCCTGAATCACATTTCACCCGAAATGAAAGACGGTTTGATTTTCATTTGTGCCCCCGTGGCATTGGTTCAATTCGCGCTCATGATCTTTGACAATGGGAAATAACGACATGAAAAAAGCAACATTCGAAGACGGGGGATTCGTCCTGCACAAAATCGCCCCCCGTGGCAATGGCGGGGGAAAGATTAGCGCATGGTTTGCGCCCAATGGTGAATTGCTGGAATCGGAATACGTTGACACATTGGGCAGGTCTCGCAAATGCGGGAAAGCCGATATTGCCAATTGCGAAATGCTAGGGCGAGTCCACAAGGCGACTCCTTGCATCTTGCACGGCTGGACTCACGGTAGACTTGACGGTTTCGCGCATGCCGACTCCGACGGTTTCAAGGTGACTAGCACTTGCGGGAAAGTCGCAATTCGCGTTGCCCCGAGAATTGCGAAACACAAAATCGACTCCGCTATTGAACGGGGCGAAACCCCGGAATTCTACTATGAATGAGAAAGGCGAAAACATGACTAAAGCATATTTGCATTTTGGCGGGGCGGCATGTGGGACTCCTCAAGGCCCCTTCCTGACCACTGAAACCGAATTCAAAGAAACCGATTTGCCGAAAACAGGGCAAACCGTTTCGGGATATGGGGCACGGATTCCGACTCCTTATATGGTCAAATTCAATGGGAAATGGCGTCGCGTCTATGCGTGCTGCTATGGCAACGCCCCGACTCTCTATATCGGGCGAAATTTCGGCACTGTCGAAACGCTCGCAACCGTTCAATTCTGTTAAAGGGGGAACGCAATGTTTATTGCATCTGAAAAGGTTTTGCGTCGCCATATGGGGCGCGCGAACATGGGGGATTTGACTCCCGCCATCATTAGGGCAATCGCTAAAGACGACTCCCTGACCCGTAACGAAAAAATGGCCAAGCTGAATCGCATTGGCGAATTCTACGGGGTTGAATATTTGGGCAAATTCAAAGCCACGGGGGAAGACGTTATTTATTGCAATGCGGGCGACTCCTATGCGCTGACTCTTGTGGCCATTGGTCACCGGGTTTTGCGGCTCACAACTTGGGGGGATATGGTGGAAAATGGCGAAATTCAGGAAGGGGAATCCCATGACCTTTGAAAACGTGTTTCCCGACTTTGACAATGGGCACGAATTCCGCGCAATCGGGATTCTGTTAGGCGACGGTTTCGCCGACTCCAGTTACCGAAACGACGCTTGCCCTAGTTATTTCGGGGCGACGGATGAAAGCCACGAATTCGGAGTCTCGGTCTTTGTGGAATACCGCAACCCCGACATGCGGGAATCCGGTGACGGGGCAACCCGCTTTCACGTTGTCGCGCAATACGGGGGCGCAACCGTCCTAGACAAGTCATTTTCGGACATGGCGCAATGCGCCGTTTTCGCGCGCATCATACTTGCCGCATTGCGCGCCACCGATTGCGATGATTTGGACTCCGCTTGTGAATTGATCCAAGACGCAGCGCGCCAAAACGACGGGGGAATCGCGGGGCAGTATTTCGACGGCAACACGGCTTGGAATGATCCGGGGGAAGCGTGGCGGGGTTTCGGCACCTTTCAACGGTTGCGCTATGCCGTCGCCTATGGCCAAGCGGAATTTGCCCATGCAATCGAAAACACGGGGGCGCAAAATGCCTAACGCCAAAACCGCCTATTTCGTCGCGCTACATGGGCAAGCCGCTTGTCTTCCTGACTACGTTTCGCCCCCGCAAGAATTCACGCGCCGTCGCGACTGGATTCAATGGATCGACTCCGAATTGAGCCTTGCGGGGTTTTCCGAGCGGAGTCGCCGTCAAGTCAACCTACAAAGCCTGTGGAAATGGATTCAGGCGCGCGGGGGCACGGTTGCGCAATGCTCTTTTGTCATCAACGCCACAGACCCGAGTCAACGTGGCCAAATCATAGAATTTCGCGCCATGACCCGCGACGAATTCGAAACCATGGAAAAGGAATCCGAACATGCCTAAACCTTTCCCCCTTGAAAATTCACCGGAATTCAAACGGCGCGCAAAACAGGCTATTGCAGAGTCTCGCAAAATTCTTGATGCAATCCCGCCCCATGCGCGCGACATTGGAGACCCTAACAATCCCGCTAACTCGGGATTGTTCGGAATGGAAACCCGCGAATTCCTAGCACGGCAACACAAGGAGTCCAGACCATGACCCGCAAACCCGCAAACCCGCCCCTTGCCGCATTGCGCCACCATGTAAGCGGGGCGATTGAACGGGGCGAGTCTGCCCCCATTGAGGCACAAGACGCGCAAGTCTCGGGGCGCATTGCCGACTCCGTCGGGGCGGGGGCACGCATTGCCCTAGCCATTTTGCAAGAATGGATCGCCCCCGACGATTTGGCCAAGTGCCCCGGCCTTGCCGCAACACATGACTATTGCGACTCCAACGTCGCGCTATATGGCGCATTTGCTGCAATCCATTTCGCGGAATGTGACGCGGGGCAGGATAGCGACTCCGCTTGGCTAGATGCGGTTGCAGATCGACTCGACTCCATGATCCGCGCCACCTGACCCGCGCCCCGCTCATAGATCGAGACCCGAGACCCCGCCCCTTGTGGCGGGGTTTTGTTTTGCCGGGTCACTTGCCCCCGAGACCCGCGCCCCCCGCCCCCTGGCCCATGTGACCGCCTGGAAAGCGCATTTTCGCGCCCTGTCGTCGCGCTCATGACCCGCGCGCCCCCTATCCCCCGCCCCCGTCGCCCTGTCGCATCATGCGCCCCGCTGCAAACAAGCATACCCCCCCCCGAAACATAGAGACGGGGGCAACCCGGTTGCGCCCTGCCCCCGTCGCCTTGCCAGAGCTGCACCTTGCCACCGTGGCCACGGTTGCGCCCCTTTCCATGTGTCGCCCTGCCCTAGTGACCAGATCATGCCCCCGCCCTGCTACATGCGCCCCCATGCCCATTATTGACCATTGCCCCGCTTGTCGAATGTCGCGCGGTTGCGCGTATGCGCTCGCCTAGAGTCTCACGGGATCATGCGGGGCACGGTTGCACGGGGGCACGGTTGCACGGGGGCACGGTTGCACGGGGGCAGGAAACAACGGGGGCGAGCGGGGCACGGTTGCACGGGGGCACGGTTGCACGGGGGCACGGTTGCGGGGCAATTGTGTTGCGGTTTTGCGGGGTTGAACGGTTGCATCTTGTGCCCTGTCGCATGTTGCGCCCCTGTTGGCTTTAGGTTCTATTCCGCTATGGCAACAGTCCGCGGGGGACGCCGACCGCGGAACGTGCACAATCTTAAATTTCGCTCAATTAAACTGGAATAATCATGAGGTTTATTCATGAAAAGTCATTACATGACTAGGTGGTCGAGCAATAATCTTTCGCTTTGTTGCGAAATTGGAAACTCTGCCACATTTGGCCATGGAAACGTGATTTTCACGGGTTCCGGGACTCATACCCAGGGTTGGGCACGGCGACCTCGATCGCGCATAAGCTACTGAGACGACCAGTGGTGAAATCGGTCCTACGCCATCTTGGAGGGGTGCTGACATCCAAGTTGTTGAAAAGTATCACTTATTCCGGCCCTGTCAGCAGCGGGCCATTGGGGTGCTGACACCAGTGCTGACACCTTAAATCCTTGTTTTTTAACAAAAATACCCTTCCTGTCAGCAGAGTCAGCAGATTTTATATAGAGACTAGTATAGGAGAAGGGGTAAAGAGGGGGCCAAAGGCCAACACTGGACGCGAGACACGGGGGAAGACTAGAGGAGTCTTGAAACGGTGCTGACGGTGCTGACTCGGCGTTTTTAGCCTATAAACCCTTGATATTTATCAATATTCTTGTCAGCAGGGGGGTGCTGACATGGTGCTGACACGTGCTGACATCTTCGACGCTCGAAACGCACATACAGCCCATCATGCAACCCGTCTCATGATGCGATATACGCCATGATAGCATACGATCCATTTCGGCACGCATTTTGTCGCTGTGTCTCATGATGGCACGTATTGCATTTCACTTCAAAATTGACTATCTCTCATCATGTGAAATATCACATCATAGAAAATACAGCATGATAGGAAACACGATGTCAATTACACTACCGCTCACGCGCGACCTCGATGGGCTTCAAGTGGGCGCCGCCGCCCGCATCGCAGATATTGCGAAGCATTTTCCCGAACCGATCAAGGGATACGTGGATGAGGCGAACCTTCGGAACCATGCGCGCGATGCCGTGCTGTGGGCCAAGCAGATCGTCATCGAAGCCGAGAAAGTCGCCTCCGAGATCCCGGTTGATGGTCATGGTGTCGGCCCTGACTTGGGGGACGAGTGATGTGCATGGCGGCAGGAATGCTGCGCTACCGCGCCCTTGAAGACCTGGTCCTCAGCCAAGTTCCCGAGCCTGACTCGGAATGGGTCGTGTATGCGAGCGCCGTAGCCAAGGATACCGGTATCCCGGTGGACGTGTGCAAGGCGGTCCTGCGCGAGCTCCGCAATAAGGGGCTTGTCCGGCTCACCGTCGCATGTGACCAGGATACCGGCGCCCCGCACGGCTCGGGCTATGTAAAGGTGACGCCGCCTAGCACCGGGCATCGAAGACCGCACCCGGAGGACGTTGTGCCTACCCCCTGATCCACTTTAGGCGGGCCAAGCCCGAACCCAGCGCCAAGAAGAAGGGCCACCCGATGCGGTGGCCCTTTCTCATCCTAGCAGGTCGAGTTCTTCGTCGGGGTTCGATTTCGGCGGTGTCAGCACACGCTTTTTCGGACGCGCCGGGAACGCCCCTGCCCTCACCCAACCCCGTCTCCGCGTCCCGTCCTCGAAACGAATGGTCGCGCGCGGTTCCCACTCGGACAGATACTTCATTGCCGTCGTGATGGCGGTCAACTCGTTCGCCGGGATCGACCGGCGGTCATCCTGCCCCATGAACTCTTTCCAGATGATCGCCGTCGTGATGCGGTCGCGATAACGAGGTTCATCGTTGTCCAGTTCCTCGAACTCGGCGTCAATCGGGCTGTCCAGCCAGTCACGCAGATTGTCTGCCAGAACCTCAGCCGACGACTGGACCTTGGCACCATCTTGAAGCTGCTTGGCTTCCAGCACGGCGTCCGGGTCGGTCAAATAGAGCGGCAGGTCACCGTGGGGGCGCTCCGCGCGCATCTCCTGGTAAATCTGCCATGCTTCCCCGAGCATCTGGGGCCATTCTTGTTCGAAGGCGTCCGTGTCGATCTCACCTTCGACCCGCACCTTGATCGGCCAGTAGCGACGGTTGCCTGTCGGGTCTCTCAGGTAGGACGTATCGTTGGTCGAACCGACAAACAGGTAGGAGCGAGGGATGCGGCTCTGGAACGTGGCGTAGGGCACGCGGTAGTCGTCACTGGTCGTGGTGATATACCGCTTCATGTGTTCCGACTCGGCCTTGTTGAAGCCGACGAGTTCCGGGAATTCCATGATCCAGCGCCCGAGGCAGCTTTCGATCATCCCCTTCTTATCGCGATAGTCGAAGTCCAGTTCCCCACCGTAGCCAACGCCCATCGCGTGAATGAAGGTCGATTTCCGCTTGCCCTGCCCGCCTTCAAGGATCGGCATGAAGTCCCATTTGCAGCCGGGTTCGAGGATACGGGCAACCGCAGCCACGGCGAACAGGATCGCCGTTTGACGATGATACGGTGTGTCCGGGCAACCCAGATAGCGGATGAACATGGTTTCCAGCCGCCCGCGCACTCCGTCCCAAGCCTCATGGTATCCTTTCAGCTTGTCGCGCAGCGGGTGAATGGTCTTCTTGTGGCAGGCGTTGATGAGTGCGGCCTTCAAATCTCGGTCGGCCACCTTGAGCGACCAGCCGCCTTGGCGCTTCGGGGTTTCGAGCCAAAGGCGAATTGAGTGCAGATGTTCGTCCTGGAATGAGCGTCCGTTGACAGGATCGTCCAGTTGCCAAATCGGTCCTCTGAACTGGAAATGGCCCTTCGGCCCCTCCCGTTTCGGTCTGACCACCTGCGGGGGCTTCGTGAAGACCAGCGTCTTGTTGAATTCGTTGAAGGCGACACACCCTTCGAGTCTCGGATCGTTCTCGATGAAAAGCTGGACGTTCGGGAGGGTTGATTTCGCCCCACCTTCCTCTGTCAGGTCCAACTTTGACTTCCAGCCCACGGTGTCAGGTTTCTCGTCGCTTTCCGAACTGCCGGTCAGGTCGAGATCGCCGTCATCTACCGGGACAACCTCGCCGCCAGAGGAAGGTGTGCCCAGAAGGTCTTCGAAACCATCCCCGTCATCGTCGGCGAGATCCGCGAATTCGTCGGTGTCATCGTCCACCGGAATCAGGTCAAGGTCTTCCCGGTCGAAGCGCGCGGCCTTCGCGGCCTGAATGAGCGTGGGCATCCGCACCGGGTTGGCGCGATTTGTCTTTCCGAACGACTTCCAGACACGCTTCTGGTCCTTTTCGTCGTATTTCTCGGATTGCTGTGACCACTCGCACCAGATTTCAAATCCGCGCTTCCCTCCGCGGAACTCGTGGTGCAGGGCCATCCCGGTCTGATACCATCCGTCGCGATCATCCGCCCAATCGTCGGGCAGATCGGCCACGATGCGCAGGATTTCTTCCTCGGAAAGCCCGATGGGTTCCCCTTTAACCTCGGCGAACAGCCAGTCCGCGTCGTCCTCGAAGTCATCCGCGCCGGCCGCGCCCTGACTGGCACCCCAACTCTCTACCGTGGCCTGGTCAACGATGCCGATCCCAAGGTCCAGATCGTCGGTGTCAATCCGGCGCTCCCAGACATAGGGCTTCTTCGTGTCAGGGTGTATCGACGGCGGCACGACAACCTGCTTGCCGGTGCCGAACAGTTCGATTTCCCAATCGTTCTTTTTGACCTCGCGCCCCTTTTGGTCGTCCCAAACCATTGTGAAGGTCTTGGATTTCGCCAGCTTCTTCGAACGGAACGGGACCGGGCAGAAGAAATAGATGTGCAGGCTCGCCCCGCCGGAACCGGAGCGAACGACGGGGAACGACATCCCATCCGGCCAGTGGTCCGCAAACCACGAGAGGACTTCGTTGAGGCACGCTTCGTCGCGCACATCGACATCAAGCAGATGCAGGTAGCCCCACGGCGTCTTGGAATATTCTCCCAAGCGCACCCCGACATTGTTGTTCCTGCGATGGGTGTCCTTGAGCGTTTCCAGGTCACGGAACGGCTTCTCGGACCAATTATCGCCAATCGGACGCTTAGATTCGGGGTGCAACCAATGGAAGGAAACGCCGTTTAGGGCGAGCGGTTCGATTTCCGCAACAATGCGGTCCAGCGGCAAAGTCATTTCCATCGACCTCTCAGCCGATTTTGATGAACGGGCGCAGATCGTCCGCAGTCAGTGTTCCGTGCTTCTTCCCTTTGACCTTTGTGATCTTGATGATTGCGTTGATGGAACGGGTGCTGATTCCGTGCTTGAACCAACGATAGACAGTCCAGCGCGCGACCCCTGCTTTCCGCGCAAAGACGCCCGTGTCGATTCGCCCTTCCTTGGTCATGCCCGGCACATTCTCGAAGTGCGGATAAAGGAACCGGTGCAGGTCCGTATCCCAGTAATTTGCGTCGTTTTTGTTGTTCGGGGGACGCCCTGTTCGCTTCTCTCGCTGGCAAGCCTTGGCCTGTTCGGTAGTCATTGCTGTCACCTCTTTTGTTGAAGCGAACCTACGGCGTCTCCCAGCGCGGATCAACACGTTTTCCGTGAAAGTCTACTTATTCGGGCTTGTATAATCACTTTTCGTGTGATTTATATTCATCACGTCACGGGAAACGTGACAATCTATCGTCGCAACTATGAGGCTATGAAATGGCACTTGAAGACAAAATCCAGGAACTCATCGACTCCGTGAACCGCAATACGGCAGTCACCGAGTCGCTCATGAACCTGCGCAAAGACGCAATTGAAGCGGTCAAAGGCGAAGCCGCCCCCGCCACCAAGAAGGCTGGCTCGAAGCCGCAGGAGAAGCCCGCCGCCAAGGAAGACAAGCCGCAGATTTCGGAAACCCCGGAAGATCGCCAGGACACTTCGGCCTACGACGGCCTCGGCGAGAAGATCAAGGAATACGTCGGTTTTGACGACGACACTGAAAAGCGCAAGGCGCGTCAGGCCAACGTGAAGAAAATCTTCGGTCACGAGAAGATTCAGGCGAAGAAGCACACCGAAGTGCCCGAAGCCATGATCCCGGTCGTCATCAAGAACATCGACAAGCTGATCGAGAAAGCGCGCGAAGAAGCCGCTGCCGCCGCAGACTCCGGCGATGACGACGACCTGATGGGCTAAGGGCCATGGAGACCATGACCCGCCAACAGCGCCGCGCGGTCGAACGCCGCGCGGGCAAGCCCGAGCCGGGCACGATCCAAAGGACGAGCTATCGCTACGTCGGAAACCGGACGAAGGGTTTGCCTTTTAGCCGGTGCAAACTCGCCGCAATGACCCCCGGTTCACCAGGGCGTCCTGCCGTGCTGTTGCTGGAACACCCCACCAAGGGCCGTGCCCACGCGAAGCAAGCGACGGCTGAGTTGCTGCAAGTTTTCTTCCCGCGGCTTCCCGAAAACCTTGCTGCGTCCATGCTTGGGCACGGCTGACTTGGTGCGGCACAACAAGGTAGCTCCTTCCCCCTTGTTGTGCCCACTACCACCGCAGATTCACACGAGGCGAACATGAGCGCACATGCAGAAATGGGACCGTCCGGCGCCGACCGCTGGATGACCTGCACGTCCTCTGTCCCCCTGATTGCGCGCCTTCGCGAACAAGGGAAACTCGTGGTGGAAGGGGATGAGGACGGCGACGAATACAGCGCCGAGGGCACCGCTGTTCACGACATCCGCGCCCGCTGCCTTGAGGACGGAACAGACCCCTACGATTATGTCGGGGAGACGATCCGTGAAGGACGGCACGCCTTCGAATTTACCGAGGAAATGGCCGAGAGACTGTTGCCCGGCGTGGACTGGCTGCGCGAGCGCCTGGACGAAATCGAAGTGGAACTCCGCGTCCGGCTTGACCCGTGGATGCCCAACCAGTTCGGCACCCTCGACAGCGGGGGTGTGTTCGACGGCACCCTCGTGATCTGCGATTACAAGAACGGCATCGGCGAGCCTGTTGACGCCGTGGACAACCGGCAATTGCGCCTCTACGCCCTTGGCTACTGGCACCGGATCGGGCGGCCCCAAGTGAAGCGCATCCTGATCGTGATCGACCAGCCCCGTGCCGGTGGAATGAAGTTCTGGGAAATCACGATCAACGAACTCTTGGAGTTTGGGCGCGAGGCGGCTGATGCCTACTTGGCGATTAAGACCGGTAAAACGGAATTCAAGCCCAGCCGGGAAGCATGTCGCTGGTGCCCGGCGAAAGAGACTGCCGAAGGGTGCCCTGCCTATACACGCTGGATGTTGGACATCTTCCTCGGGGCCTTTGACAAGGTGATGCTGTTGCTCGGCGAGGTAAAACTACCAGACCCAGACCTAATCACCCCGGAAAAACGCTGGATCGTCGTGCAGAACAGAGATCTCGCCCGAAAGTGGTTGGAGAAGCTGTATGCCGACAGCCTGAAAGCCGGTCAGGAGGGCAACCCTGATCCCGGCAGCAAGATCGTTCTCGGGCGCCGTGGTGACCGCTTCCTGCGCGACGAGAAAACGGGGGAGAAAATCCTTGTCGAAGCCCTGGGCCTCGATGCTTACAAGCCCCCGCAACTGATCGGTATTACCGACATTGAAAAAGCCCTGAAACCCACGCGCCGCAAGGAAGGGCACCCGGAAGCGTGGGAGAAAATTCAGGAACTTATAGACCGGGGCGAAGGTAAGCCTACCGTCGCCCCGGTGGATGATCCACGCCCTGCCATCATGGACTTGGACGCGGAATTCGAAGACCTCGATTAACGGTCAAGAAAGGGAACCCCATGGCTGACAAGCACGTAAACTCCGCATCGGATGAGCGCACCGTCAACAACTCCGTCGCTCACAATTACCGAGTTCTTTCGGAGGAGGAGAAGGCGCGAATGGTCGCTATCAAGGACCGAGGCGCGGAACTGATCGAAGCGATTTGCGCGATCGAGGGGCACCCCGTCCCCGATGGCAAAACCTCTCTGCCGGAACGCGACCTCGAACTCGCGCGCCGCCACATCGAAGATGCCGTGATGCGCGCCGTGCGTCACATCACGGCGTAACCCTGACCCATCGAACGAAAAGGAGCTGAACATGGGCCGCGTAATGGATAAAGACCCCACGGGTCGCACGATCATCATCACAGGCGGGCGCCTGTCCTTCGGCGAAAGCCTCAAGGAAAAGCAGAAGCCGAAGAAGGCCGACGATGATGCGAAGGCAGTGCATAGCTGCAACATCATCCTCGAATCCGATCACAAGGACTTCAAGAGCAACCAGGCTGCGGTGATCGCCGCCTGTAAGGCCGCAGCGCGCGAGTTCAAGAAGCCGGAAACCTGGTGGAAAGACCTGTTTGACGACGATCCGAAGCAGATTTGTTTCCGCCAGGGTCGCCGGTTCAAGAACAGCGATACGGGGGAAATCTACGCGGGTTACGAGGGCAACCTTGTTATCGTTGGCAAAGGCCCCCGTGGCGGCGAAAATCGCCCCAAACTCAAGGATCGCCGCAAGCGCGATGTCGAGGAAAAGGACATCCTGGACGTGTGCTATAACGGCACCTACGGCGACTTCATCGTGTCGTTCTACGCGACCGACAAGGGCGGCACCCAACGGATCACCTGTTCCGTTGAAGCGATCCGTTCCCACGAAGAAGGCGAGCGCATGGGCGGCGGCGGCATCACTGTTGACGACGACGACTTTGATGATCTTCCCGACGATGACAGCTTCGGCGACGACGAGTTCGGCGGCGAGCGCGGCGGTGGCTCCGTTGTCGATGACGCCGACGATGACCTTCTGGGTTGATCCGACGACCGAGGCGGCAGGCGTAGGCTTGCCGCCTAAATCACCTTTTTCGTGAGTTTCACATGAACCATCTGATGATTGACCTCGAAACCTTGGGCACGTCGCCCGGCGCACCGGTTCTCTCGATTGGTGCGTGCTACTTCGATCCGGTCACCGGAGAGATTGGCGACAAGTTCCACCAGCGCATCGACGCCGCAGATGCTCTCCGCTACGCGCGCATGTCCGGTGACACGTTCAAATGGTGGCTACGACAGTCGGACGATGCTCGTCGCAAGGTGGTGCAAAATGCCGGAAGCGCACGTGAGGCGTTCGAAGGGTTCGACGCCTTCTGCCGAAAGCATGGGACTCGAAATCTGCGCCCGTGGGGCAACGGGGCGTCGTTCGACATCACGATCCTCGACGTTTCCTATCAGCGGATCATGGATCGGGAAGCCCCGTGGGCGTTCTGGAATGTCCGCGATGTGCGAACCATCAAGGAACTCGGCGAAGCGGCAGGGCACCACTGGTCGGAGAAGCTGGAAGGGACAGCGCACGACGCACTAGACGACGCGGTATTCCAGGCCCGCTATGTCAGCTTCTACTGGCAAGGGCTTCTGGGGATTGGAGGCTCGGAGACGGCGACCGGCGAAGCGTCACAATCCGACGACGACATCGACCTGTTGGGGTGAGCAGATGAAATTCCGCGACATCCCAGTAACGTCCATGGCCGACGCTGACACCGTGGAACGCACTCTCGCACAGGATCGCGAGGCGAGCGAACAAGATGCCGTGATGCGATGGCTGGCCGAAGGGCACCGGCCCACGGTCGTGGAGCGGGGTCGCAGTGCCCTCTTTGACGAGTTCGGCTTGCCGATGGAGAAGGCCAGCCACTCCATCACTGAGAGGACCGCGCGCCGCGTTCGAATTGCCCGCAAGTTGCAGGGCTTCGGGGTCACCCCGAAAGGTATCGCACAAGCCCTCGGGATGCCCATCACAAGCTATCGCTCGATGATGAACCGTTGGGGGACTGGTTCCTAATGCGACGTAAGCCTGACACCTTGTTCCTCGACATTGAGGTCTACTGGGACTTCTTCTACCTCGGGATGAAGCGTCTGAGCGACGGGGTGCGCCATGGCATTGAAATGTCTACACGCAACCCATTCGGGGCAGACAGGCGCGAAACCGTTCGTAATTTCCTCCTGCAATATCAGACCGTAGGCTTCAACAGCCTCGGCTTCGACCTTCCGTTGATATGGCTTTGGATCGACGGAGCGGACAACGACACGCTCAAGCGGGCCTCAGATCGAATTATCCAAGGACGTGTTCGCTGGTGGGAAGCTGAGGACGCTCTCGACATCCGCATCCCTTGGAAGATCAAAGATCAACACATCGACCTGATTGAACCGCAGCCGAACCCTTTTGCTAGCCTGAAAACACTCAACGGACGGCTCCACGGGAAGCAGTTGCAAGACCTGCCGTTCGACCCCGCACTGGTCCCAAGTCCGCAGGAAATGGACATCCTCGCGAACTACTGCCTGCACAGCGACCTGGACGCCACGCACAACCTTTGGGATGCGATGGGCGAAGCCATTGAACTTCGCCGCAACGTGTCCGCGCAGATCGACAAGAACGTAATGTCGAAGTCCGACACGCAGATGGGCTTGGCGATCATCAAGAAGCGTGTCGAGGATAAACTCGGGCGCCGGATCAAAAAGCCGGAACCAAAACCTGGTCAAACCTTCCGTTACAGCCCTCCCGACTTCATCGAATTCAAGACCCCGCAGATGCGGGACATCCTCGCGCACATCAAACAGCACGACTTCATCGTCGGCGAGAACGGCAAGGTTGACCTGCCGAAGTGGCTCAAAGACGCACACATCCAACTCGGCTATTCGACCTACAGCATGGGTATCGGGGGCCTACACTCGACGGAGTCCAATAGGGCAGTTCGGTCTAGTTCGACCCACGCTTTGTGCGACTTCGACGTTGCCTCCTACTACCCGGCAATCATCCTGAACGCCGGTTTGTATCCAGAAGCGACGGGACCGGCGTTCATTGATGTCTATGCTGACATCCGCCGCGAACGCATTGCGGCCAAGAAGGTCAAGGACAAGGTGACCGACAAGTCGCTGAAAATTGCGCTGAACGGCACCTTCGGCTCGCTCGGCTCCCGCTACGCATTCGTCTATGCCCCTCACCTTATGATCCACGTGACCCTTACGGGGCAGCTCTGCCTGTTGATGCTCATCGAGTGGGCCGAGGAAATGGGTATCGACGTGGTGAGCGGGAACACCGACGGCGTGGTCATGCGTTTCGACCGAGACCTGTGGGACGGACTCGACGGAGACCGCCCTCGCCCGTCGCCTGTTGCCGATCTGATCGAACGCTGGGAAAGCGTGACCGGGTTCACCCTTGAGGGGACCGAATACGAGAGCATCTTCAACCAGTCCGTGAACAGCTATTTCGCGATCAAAACGGACGGTTCTCACAAGCGCAAAGGCCCCCTCGGGAACCCGTGGTCACCGGATGATTTCGACCCGCGTTCCCAGATGATGAAGAACCCGCAGATGACCATCTGTTCCGATGCGGCCCTCGCAAAGATCAAGCACGGGACACCCCTGGAAGAAACGATCCGCTCCTGCCGCGACATCAAACAGTTCGTGACGGTCATCAAAGCGGACGGCGGTGCGACCTGGAACGACGAATACCTCGGGAAAGTGGTCCGCTACTACTGGTCCGTTGACGGGCAGCCCATCTTCAAAGCGAAGGCCACGAAGACCGGTGCCTTTCCGAAGGTTCCGAAAACGGAAGGTGCCCGAGAGTGTATGCGCCTGCCGGACGAGTTCCCCGACGACATCGACTATGCGCGCTACGTGGCCGAGGCCGACGCGATCCTCCGAGACCTTGGATATTACGGGGAAATCCAGCCTGACACCAAGAAGGTCCGCACCAACAAGCAAAACCGCAGAGCAGTCGATGCCGCTTGGGCGGTGGCACCATGACTCCGCGGGACGGCGACACAATCGTCGTATGGTTCAGTTGCGGCGCAGCGAGCGCAGTTGCCGCGCATGAAACCCTGCGGCGCTTCGGGGACCGTTGCGATGTTCGGATCGTCAACAACCCGATCCTTGAGGAAGACGAGGATAACAGGCGCTTCCTGCGCGACGTGGAAGCATGGCTCGGGCGGAAAATCGAAATCGCCACGCACAAGGATTGGCCGAATGCGTCGTGCGAAGCGATCTGGGAGAAGCGCCGTTTCATGTCCGGGGTGGGCGGCGCCCCATGCACGATGGTCCTAAAGAAAGAGGCTCGCTATCAATACGAGTCTCGCATCCAGGTTGACTGGCACGTCCTTGGGTTCACCGCCGACGAACAGAAGCGATATGATCGCTTCGTCCTTACTGAGCGGGACAATGTGCTGCCTATCCTGATCGAAGCAGAGTTGACGAAGGTTGACTGCACTGCACGCCTCATTCGGCACGGGATCGCCCTGCCGAGGGTTTACGGAGAGGGTTATCCAAACGCCAATTGCATCGGGTGTGTGAAGGCCACGTTCCCGACCTACTGGAATCTGGTTCGCAGGACGCGACCGGAAGTCTTCGCCGCTCGGGCGAAGCAATCGCGCGCATTAGGGGCAAGGCTCGTTCGTCACAAAGGCGAGCGCATCTTCCTCGATGAACTGCCCGCCAACGCACGGGGACGCCCCCTGAAAACAATGGAAATCGAGTGCGGAATCTTCTGCGAAGAACACCCCGCGCGACAAGAGATAAGGGAGAGTCATTTCGACCTGATCGAATGGCTAGTAGCAGTATGAGACTTGACGACAATCCCATCAAATCGACCACCGCGAAAACTGCCGTGGTTGAAATCTTCATGGCCGGGCCGATTGAACAGGCGAAGAATTATCTATCGTCGCAGGCGGCAAAATACGGCGCTTGTTGGTCCATAGAACCAGTGGAATTCATCTACACGGGAGGTCGGGAAAGCGGTTTCGTCGTTCGCTCTATCAATTACCCGCGCTTCCCGAAGGTCGAGGACGAACTGATGCTCGAAAGCGCCACCCTTGCCGAAGGGCTTCTGCTGGACCTGCACCAATCATCGTGCAGCGTGGTCGGCCCGAACCGGACCCTTTGGCTTTCCCGCCGGGGGAACACCTGATGACTTGGAAAATGGAAAACAAATACCGAGGCAAGTGTGATCGTTGTGGGAAAACCGTCAAGGCCGGGGAAGGTTTCCTGACGTTCGTGCGCCCACACTCCGTGGACTGGCCTCACCCCAAGGGAGTGCGTGGCGACATCGGCATCTTGGAACACCGCGAGTGCCACGAGAAATACGCAGGCACAAACGTCCACCACATCCACAATCCGGCACCCGCGAATGGCTGATTTTGACCTTGGGGGATCGAACCGAGAGTCGTCAGTCGAAGATGCGGTCGTAGCCTGGGCTGAGAACAACGGCTGGTTCGCTCGCTTCATGGCCTATCGCGGCCGGCGCGGATGCCGGGACGTGGACTTCTACGGCTATTCGTCAATCGTGATGATGGAATTCAAGAAGACCGGCGGCGGCGAACTCTCGGGAAACCAGATCAACGAACGCGCTCGGATGAGCAAAGCAGGGCTGATCGTCCACGTTGTCGATTCCGCGGAACAGGGCATTTCGATCCTACGCGGCCAAATGGAAACCTTCGATCTATTGGATATGTGATGTTTGTGCATAACGAGATTCCCGTTGACGAATTGCGTGGCAAACTGCGGTATGACCGGCGCACAGGTAAAATCTTTTGGCACAACGAGTTCCGCAAGGGCGGGAGACGTAACCCTCTTTTTGGCAAAGAAGCGGGGACCACTGCAAAGGGATACGTGCAGATCGGATGGACAGTGCGGCAACGAAAAGTCTTTCTCGGGGGACACAGGGTCGCTTGGGCACTGCACTTTGGGGCATGGCCAGAGGGTCTGATAGACCACCTTAACCACGACACCATGGACAACAGGATTGAGAACCTACGGCTCGCCGCACCCGGCGAAAACTCTTGCCACAGGCGCGAACTCCGGGGCGCGACACCTTACAAGGGTGTATATTATATGTCAGCGAAGGGTCGATTTGCAGCGCAAATCAAAGTGTCGGGCAAACACACATGGCTAGGTCTATATGAAACAGCGATGGGTGCCGCGTATGCCTATGACGCGGCTGCCGTGAGAATGCACGGCAACTTCGCATTAACGAACCATCACCTCGGGCTATTACCACACACAGACTGGATCACAGCACCATGAACAAACTCAGACGCCGTTCTGCCCTGCGGGACAAACAACATTTGATCTACGACTACATAATCCAGAACGATGCACATTTGATCGTTTCCGCGATGGGGAGCGGTAAATCAGGGGCTACTCTGACCGCAATCCGCGACCTCTTGGATATGTTCGCGATCCGGCACGTCTTGGTGATTGCCCCGAAGTTCGTGGCCCAGAGAACCTGGCCGGACGAGATTGAAACTTGGGAACACACCCGCTGCATGTCCTATGCCGTGGCTGTCCATGACAATCCGAAGAAGCGCGCCGAGGCGATCGAGGAACGGGCCGAGATCACCCTCATCAACTTCGAAAGCCTGCAATGGCTCGCGAAGCATCTCGGCACGATCAACAACTGGTATTGGGATTGCGTCATCATTGACGAGTCCAGCCGGTTCAAGGCGGGGAAGAAACGCACGACGCGCGCCCGCGTCAAAGACGCAAAGGGCAACATGAAGATCCGCAAGGGCGGAAACATGACCCGGTTCGGCGTGGTCAGCACCGCGCGGAAAAAGATCGACCGCATCTATGAGCTCACCGGCACACCTTTCCCGCAGGGCATTCACGATGCCTGGGGGCAGATTTATTTGCTGGACCAAGGCGAGCGACTGGGACAGTCGATGACGGCCTTCGAGGACCGCTGGTTCAACAAGAACAAATACACGCACCAGATCAAAGAGAAGCCCGGCGCGGAAGGTGAGATCATGTCGCTGATTTCGGACGTGATGGTGACGATCCCGCAGGAACAACTGGTGGAAGAACCGCTTTTCATCCCGGTGAAAGTTTCACTCCCCCCAAAGGCTGCCCGAGAATACCGGGATTTTGAGCGCACACTCTACTCGGAAGCCTACGATGTTGAGGCTGTGAGCAAAGGGGTTCTTGCGAACAAGCTATTGCAGTTTGCCAACGGGTCTCTCTACCGGGAGGACAAAGAGGTCGTGCCGGTGCATACCGCGAAACTCGACGCTCTCGGGGAAATCGTAGCGCAGTCACAAGGTGAAAACCTTCTTGTGTTCTACGGGTTCAAGTTCGACAAGGACGCGATCTTGAAGAAGTATCCGCACGCGGTCGTCGCAAACGAAGACCCAGACGCCATCAGAAAATGGAACGCAGGTGAGATTCCCATGCTTCTCGCCCACCCGGCCTCGATTGGCCACGGGACGAACCTTCAATACGGCGGGCACATTGCAGTTTGGTATGGTCTGCCGTGGAGTTTGGAGCTCTACCTACAGGCCAATATGCGGCTCCCGAGGCCGGGGCAGACAAAGAGGGTTCTGATTTATCAGATCATCGCAGAGGGGACTTATGACGAGGATGCCCTGCGCGTCTTGGGGATAAAGGATGCGCGTCAGGACATGCTGACACAAATCACGTTGCATAGATTGGAAAATTTTTCCACATAGCACTTGCTTTTTTCTTGATTTAGTTTCACATTTAGTGTGCTTTTCAATCTCAGGAGTGAGTCTTATGCAAAATTTTGGCGCGGGTGAAACGACCTCGGAGGGCGAGTCAGCGAGAGACACGCCCAAGGACAAGGTTACTCACCCGGAATTCGCTTACCGTTTGGGCGTTGCGTGTGAAACCCACCCGCATTGCCCGCCTCCCAACCATGGTCGCCTCGGTTGGATTCGCGACCAATTGAAGGTCCGCTTCGAGCAATCGGTCACCAATGAGTCCGTTCGCAGGTGGCTCGCAGGCGAAGCGCGCCCCCGCGTCGGGACATTGGCACACCTTGCCGAAATCCTCCAGGTCGAGGAAGCATGGCTCTCCGTCGGCACAACGCAGGAGAATGCCAAGGAACTTCGCGCAGCCCAAGTCGTTGAAAAGGGTGCCGCAATGGTCCTCGCCGGACTGGTGCAGATGAGCGGTGGTTCACCGGCTTTCCCGAGCGACGAAGACGCTCGTGCGAAACAGGAGGGCGTTGATCTTTACGCCATCATCCGTGGTGCCCAATACGCATTCCATGTGTCGGCGGGCCTCACAAAGGACAATGAGGTCACCTTCAATGTCCCCGTGGAGAGCAAGAAACTTGTCGTCCTCGGGGCTATTTTGCGCGATGATCTCACCTTGGAGTTCTACGAGCTGCCTACGGAAGTCATTGAAAGTTTCCCGGTCAAATCCGGCTCCCATCAGGTTTCGGTGCGTGCCGACCTTGAGGGCACTGGCCTGCGCAGAGTGAACACCCTCTCGGAGCGCATCTGAGGGAAAACGATATAAAATCACCTTTTAAGTTGCCATCATCACTTTAAAAGTGTAATCCTCCCTTCGACATAGGGGGGTTTGATGCGTTTCGGAAGTGTGTGCAGCGGCGTTGAGGCGGCAAGCGTGGCCTTTTCACCCCTAGGGTGGGAGGCCGCATGGCTTTCTGAGGTAGACGTGCCTGCATCCGCAGTCCTGGCGCACCGCTTGGGGGCAACTGAGCCTCGCTTTGGTCTGACCGAAAAGGCGAAGAAGCGCGCCGCACGCATTAAGTGGGGCGAGGCAGTCGTAAACTGGGGGGATATGACCGTCCTCCCTGACTTGGTTCGAAGCGGCGAAGCGGAAGCCCCCGACGTGTTGTGCGGGGGAACACCCTGCCAATCCTACTCTCTCGCCGGGCGCCGAAAGGGCCTCGGGGACGAGCGCGGTCAACTTACTCTGAAATTTGTGGAACTTGCCGATGAAATCGACAACAAGCGCGGCCAACGAGGCGAGCGTCCCTGCATCATTTTCTGGGAAAACGTGCCCGGTGTCCTCACCGACAAAGGGAATGCCTTCGGAAATTTCCTCGCGGATCTCGCAGGCGACGACGAACCTCTTGAACCAGGGCCGCGACCTGAACAAGGACGGTCCTCTGCCCACTGGACATGGAAAAAAGCAACCGGTGAGCATTGCCCGAAGTGGCCGCAGTCTGGTGTTGTTGTTGGACCCCGCAGGACAATCGCATGGCGGACCCCAGATGCCCAATATTTCGGCTTGGCCCAACGACGCGCGCGTGTCTTGGTTGTCGCAAGTGCTTGCGAGGGGTTCGATCCCGAAACGATACTACTTGAGTTCGACAGCGTGCGTCGGGATTCTGCGCCGAGCCGAGAATCGCGGGAAGGAACTACCACCCCTGCTGAACGCAGCCCTCTTGCACGCCATTGGGGCAGCCGAGGGTTCGCCGACGCCTTCCCCCGTGGAACACAGCCTTTCGGAGACGTGGTTGCTGGCTGCGTAGCGCCCCAGTGGTGGGACGGGCGCCCGGTCAGTCAGACCTTGGATGCGGTGCTGCATAAGGGGCAGACGATGCCCGAGAAAGACCGCTTCCCGGCGGTGCTGCAACCTGTGCCGATCCTCGAAGCGGGCAGCCGCACAGGCCCGGCCAGCAACAACAAAAAAGCAGGCATGGGTATCGGCGAGCCGGGCGACCCGATGTTCACGCTACAAGCCAAGGCACAGCACGCAATCGCCGTGGCAGACCCCATACCGTTCAACTGGATGGCAGACGGCAACCAATCGACACTGGGTTTCGATCCGACGGCAAAGGTGGCGGCAACCTTGGGGGCAAACCAGCATCCCGCTTTCGTGGAAACACTGGCCTTCGATACAACTCAGATTTCGAGTCCCTACAATTACAGCAATCCGAAGATCAACGACCCTTGCCACCCTCTTGCCGCAGGGGCACACCCGCCGGCCGTTTGCATCACCGGTGACATTGCACACACGCTGACCGGGGAAGGTTTTGACGCATCCGAGGATGGGACAGGTCGAGGCACACCGATTGTCACCGATCTCCCTTACGCCTTCCAGCCTCGGATCGGGCGAAATGGCCGGGGTAACATGGGGGCACTGGTCAACGCCCTACAGGCCCAGTCCGGCGAAACCGGCAAGGGTGACGCCGCACCTTGTGTTGTCGATACCCAAATGGCCGTCCGCCGCCTGATGCCGGTTGAGGCGGAACGCTTGCAAGGCTTCCCTGACAACTGGACCCTCGTGCCGGTCGAGGGCGGCAAAGACGCGGCAGACGGCAATCGCTACAAGCAGATGGGCAATAGCTGGCCCACCGAGGTCATTCACTGGGTTGGGCGCCGCATCGACGCCCGCGTGCGCGAACTGTGCGCCGAAGTGCTAACTATCGGTGTGGAGGATTACGAATGGCTGACGGCACCTTGAGCTCCGAACGCCGGTCGCCCGAGTTTTGGGACCGGTTCTTTCTCGACATGGCGGAACACGTCGCAACGGCTTCTCGCGATCCCAGCACCAAGGTCGGCTGCATCTTGGCTGACAGTCAGCGCCGCCTCGTTGGGATGGGCTACAACGGGTTCCCGCGCGGTGTGAACGATTTGCCGGAACGCTATGAAGATCGTCCTACGAAATACCTCATGGTCCAGCACGCAGAAGCCAACGCAGTCCTGCAATCGCCGGCCGCATATCTCGAAGGATCGACCGCCTACGTCACGCACCCACCCTGCGCCAATTGCGCGGGCATCCTGATCCAAGCTGGCATCAAGCGGGTTGTGACTTACCTACCCTGCCCGGAGATGGCGAAGCGGTTCGGTGAAAGCTGGGGGGCCGCGAGCGTGATGTTCTCAGAGGCGGGAATCAGCACGACATTCCTTGAGCCGAAGGTTGAGTTTTCTCATGGCGAAATAGGCCAATGAAAGGGGGTCCGCTATGAACAGGCGGGCCAAAAACCCGCAAAAGAGAACCCGTCGCTTGACCGCGGCGGGTTTTTTCTTTTCAATGAAATCAGCCCATTAGTCCCCATGCGTCCCAGTGCGTCCCAAAGGTTTTGCCCAGAATGTGTTGCCCAAGGACAACTAAGCCATTGACTTCATTGGGGGTTGTTGTAGTTGCTAGCCCGACCAACTAACAATCCCCTCCATCATCAAAGCCTATGAAATTGAGTTAAATCAATCTCATAGGCTTTTTTGTATCCCAGTGCGTCCCAGTGCATCCCAGCCCATGTTGCCCAGAAATGTTGCCCAAGGTATTATTTTGATGCCCGCAGCGGGCAACACCGGGCAACACCGGGACGCACTGGGACGCATAGGGACTCACCCGCAGGAGACGAAAATGCCGCTGAACGCAATGCAGGTGAAGGCCGCCAAGGCCGACGCTAAGGACAAATTGCTGACCGATGGGGATGGCCTCTATCTGAATGTCAGGGTGAGCGGGACGAAGCAGTGGCAGTTCCGATACCGCTTGGCGGGCAAGCAGAAGAAGTCGATCCTCGGGCATTACCCGGAAGTCAGTTTGAAGGCTGCGCGGGATATGCGGGACGCCATGCGCCGCGACCTCTCGCGAGGGGAAGACCCCGCGAGGACAGACCTCTCGGAATATAGCGCAGTGACCTTTGGCAAGATGGCGACCGACTGGCATGAGAAGCAGTTGAACCGCTGGTCACCAGGTCATGCCCGGCGCGTCTGGTCGCGCATCGAGGGTGACCTTCTGCCGACCCTCGGTGATCGCCCTGTAGCGGCCATCACGCGAAAGGACGTGCTGACAGCACTGCGCGCCGTAGAGGCTCGTGGCGCAATCGACATGGCGAAGCGCGTCGGCCAGTATGCGACTCAGATTTTTGAATTCGCCCTCAGCGAAGAACACGTCGAGTTCAATCCCGCAGTGAACCTCTCGAAGAGTCTGTCGGCCAACCCACCGACAAAACATCACCCCCGTCTCACCGATGCCCAGCTTCCGGGCTTTTTCTCCAAACTGGAAACATACGATAGCAACCTGACCCGCACCGGCTTGAAACTCATCCTGCACACTTTCGTTCGCACCAAGGAACTTCTCGGGGTAACGGAAGCGGAGATTGATTTCGAAGAAATGTTGTGGCGCATCCCCGGCGAGCGGATGAAGCGGCGCCTTGACCACATGGTTCCCCTGACGCCCACCAGTGCAGCGTTGTTCCGCCATCTGATTGACCTGAATCCCTCTGGCGGGCGCCTGTTGCCGATTAGTTCGAACACAATGATCTTCGCGATGTATCGCATGGGCTACCACACTAAGGCGACAGTTCACGGCTTCCGATCCACCGCTTCCACCGTCCTCAACGAGTCCGGCTTGTGGCGGTCGGACGCAATTGAACGCCAACTAGCCCACGTGCCGGACGACCAAGTGCGAGCGGCATACAACGCCGCCCTCTACCTCGCGGAGCGCCGGGAAATGATGTCTTGGTGGTCAGACTTTCTGAACGAGAAAGAGGCTGAGGGGAGGCCAGTGACGAAAGCTGCCTCGTCGGTCGATGATTTCGAAGACCTCCTGGGCGAGGACGACGACATCGACCTGCTCGCAGAGGTCGGCATCGAGTGCTGACCACCCAATAGGAAAAATGACCTTGACCCTTACTGTAAGTTGTATATCACGTTTAAAGTGATTTTATGTCGAACAGAGGGTGCCCAGAGGCTCATGCGATACTTACGTCTGTCCGAAGTGATTGCACGGACTTCCCTTTCCAGAAGCGAGATATACCGGAGGATCGCTGCGGGGAAATTCCCACGGCAAAAGCGCCTGTCACCTCGGGTCTCGGTGTGGCTTGACACAGAGATCGACGCATGGATGGGCGGCGACGGAGAATTGGATCAACTGCTAGGGGAACTGATCGGATGAGTGACGAATTTGAGGACTTGTTGGGCGGCGAACCCGCCGATGAATCCGAGCCTGCCCTGCGCACACGCTCCAACCGCGGGAAGGATAAGCGGAAACTTGATCCAAGCACATTTGAGGGTCGAACGCTTACCGATGACATGCCGATGACATCTGACCTGTTGCGTCCGGTGGGCATTTCCCTCTTGGCCGAGATAATGGGCAAGCAGCCGGTGCAAATCCGAAAGCGCCTCTCCCGGTGCCCCGTCGTCGGCACACACAAGCACGCCGGTAGAGATCAACCGCTCTACGACTTCGTGACCGCAATGGCCTACCTGATCGAACCGAAAGGGAACATCGAGGAATGGTTCGCCAATAAGAACGCTGCCACGCTCCCACCATATGTGAACAAGATGTTCTGGGACTCGGCCCACCAGCGCAATCGCGTCATGCTGTCGTCCAACGATCTATGGCACAGCGATGACGTCTTGGCCCTTCTCGGTAGGATCGGCCTGACGATCAAAGAGGAAACGCTCCTGTGGCTCGAAAATATGCCAGGGCGAGACGAGCTTTCAGACAAACAGTTCAAGCACCTTTCTGACGAAGTGTCGAGGTTGCAGCACACGATCCGTGAGCGAATGATGGAACTGCCGACACTCAGCGAAACTACAGCGATGGCAGAGACCATTCGTGACGAATTGAGCGAGGCCGGTGTGATGCCGGATGCAGACGTATGACATCCGCAAAGAAGATGCGCCCACCAACCATCGCGGAACTGGTGGGACGAGCGCAATTTCAGACGCTTGAAGAACTGGCTGCCCATGCGTTTTCCGGGATGGTGCCCACGGAAAATCTCAGTGTCACAGAGGCCGCGCAGCGATACACTCGTGTCCCCGCAGGCGGGAACCATGGTCAACCTTGGTCCCTTGATCGCACGCCCTATCTGCAAGAGCCGCAGGATGTCCTGACCTCAATGGACTATCAGGGCATGGTTTTCGTAGGCCCGGCTCGAACCGGCAAGTCCGTGATGCTCCAAAACTGGATCTCTCACACAGTGAAGCATGATCCGAGCGACATGATGTTCGTCCACAACACCATGGCGATTGCTCGACGCTGGTCGAAGGGGGCGTTGGATCGCTATCTGCGGCTCTCGAAGGAAATTCGGAAGGAACAACTCACAAGCAAGAAGGACGACAACACCTTCGACAAGACGTTCAAGAGCGGGATGATGTTGCTCTTGGCCTACCCCACAGTCGAAAACCTGTCAGACATCACGCTCAAGAATGTCGCCTTCCTCGACTACGACCGGAACGAAGATGACGTGGACGGGGAAGGTCCGCCCTATGACCTCGGGAAGAAGCGCACAACGACGTTCGGGCGCCTGGCGATGGCCGCCGCTGAATCTTCCCCGAACCCCGACAAAGAAATCCTTGACCCAAAGTGGATCGCGGACCCACGCTTCCCACACCAAGCGCCGCCGATACGCGGTATCTTTGAGCTCTACAACCGCGGTGACCGCCGCCGATGGAATTGGACCTGCCCTTCCTGTGATGAAGGGTTCGAGCCTGATTTCTCATTGCTCCGATGGCCTGACAGCGAAGACCTCATGGAATCCGCGGAGCAAGTCGAAATGGTCTGCCCGTGCTGCGGTTTTCCGATGGCCCCGAGCATGAAGCAGGAATTGAATAGCGCCGGCCGCTGGATCAAGGAGGGCCAGAGGATTCTTGACGGACAGATCGTTGAGCGGAACGGCGTAAAACTTGCAAGGTCGGACATCGCGTCCTTTTGGATGAAGGGACCGGCAGCCGGTTACCAGAAGTGGCAATCCCTCGTGTTGGAATACTTGCGCGCAGAGAGAACCTACGCTGAGACCGGCGACGAGGCTCCATTGCGCAAAACGGTCACCGCCGACCAAGGCAGCTATTACATCTCCAAAGCCCGCCTATCGGAACGTGTGCCGGAAGACCTGATGAATCGCGCCGAGGACTGGGGATCGACCGAAGAAGAACCCACCGTGCCCGAGGGCGTGCGCTTCCTCATCGCCACCGTTGACGTGCAGGCGCGCAGCTTTGTCGCGCAGGTCCATGGCTTCATGCCGAACGGTGACATGGTTGTGATCGACAGCTTCAAGTTGCGCTTGTCCAACCGTCTGAACCGGAATGGTGAACGGTTGCCCATGGAACCCCCGGCCTACCTTGAAGACTGGATGGTTCTGGTGGACGAAGTGATGCTGAAATCCTACGCCTTGGCCGACGGAAGCGGTCGCCGCATGAACATCCGCGCAACGGGCTGCGACTCCGGTGGGCGCGAGGGGACGACGGCCCAAGCCTACGACTTCTGGCGTAGGTTGAAGGAAGACCCGCGCCGACTGCACCGCCGGTTCATCTTGCTCAAAGGCGAGCCTTCAAAGACACGCCCCCGCGTAATGACAAACTGGCCGGACAGCCACAAGAAGGACAAATACGCCGTTGCCCGTGGCGATGTGCCGGTGGTGTTTCTGAACTCGAACCCGCTCAAGGATATTGTGGCAGGGATGTTGGCCCGGCGCATCGGCGAGGATCGCGACGAAAGTCTCGGGGAATCCGGCATGGTTCGCTATGCGAATTGGATGCCCGACTGGTTCTACAAGCAGATGACCAACGAAATCAGGACCGAAAAGGGCTGGGAGAACCCGGCGTCTCGGCGGAACGAAGTCTGGGACTTGTGCTACTACGCCCAGGGTGTCGCCCTGCGTCCGATGGAGCGCGGAACCCCTCATGTGCATTTCGGCATCGACAGAATGGATTGGGACAATCCGCCCGACTGGGCGAGCGACTGGGATGTGAACCCCTTGGTATTCGGTGGCGAGCAACCGGCGATCGAGGAAGTCGGCAGCAAGCGGAAACGGAACCTTGCTGACATCGGCAAAAACCTGTTGTAAGTTTCACAGTTTTTGTGTAATTCACTTTTAACTTGATTCTCACGTCCCGCGTCCGTTATTCCTTTGGGGAGTAACCGACACGGGGCGACTTATGCCGACAACTTCCGAATTGCTGACCGAGGCCCGCAAAGCCTACCACGAGCTGATGATCGGCAATCAGGCCGTCGAAGTTCGCGACAGCAACGGCGAGTCTGTGCGCTTCACCCGCGCCAACGCAGAACGCCTGCGTGGATACATCAAAGAACTGGAAGTCCAGCTTGCCCAAGAAAACGGCACTGCCGAGCGCCGCCGCCCGATGAGGCTGCAATTCTGATGGGTATGACCGGCGATCCTCTTGTTGACGAGCTGCTTGGGCACACGGGGGAAATCCTCCCTCCCGTTGCCGATGCGGGCACCCCTTCGACTGTTGCGGCGGCAGTCGAAGGGGGAGGCGCATCTGTGGCCTATGACGCGAGCGACCGGGTGGAAAAACTGGCCGCATGGCGTCCCGCGATCCGCTCGGCGGACGGTGACATTCTTCCCGAAAAGAACATCCTCGACGCGCGGTCTCGCGACACTGGCCGGAACGACGCCTACGTGGCCGGTGGGGCACAGCTTCACAAAGACAATATCGTCGGTTCCAACTTTCTCCTGAACGCAAAGCCAGAGACGAAAATCCTCTGGGGCAAGGACGATCCAACTTGGGAAGCCGAATTCCAGGAGGAAGTCGAAACCAAGTTCACACTCTGGGCCGAGTCCCCGCAAAACTGGCTGGACGCCCAACGAGTGAAAACCCTTACCGAGATTGTGCGCCTTGCCGTTGGCGTATGGTGCGCCGGTGGGGAAGTCCTCGGTGTGTCGGAATGGATGCGCGGGAACTTCCGCCCTTATCGCTCTGCCTTCCAGATGATCGACACGGATCGTCTTTCTACCCCGTGGGATCGACACGCGGACCCGAAAATCCGCAGCGGCGTCGAGCGCGACTATTTCGGTGCCCCGACCGCATACCACATCCGCTCGGTGCATGAGGGTGACGTGAATCTCACCGGCACCTGGGAAGACCGGATGAAATGGCGGCGCGTCCCGGCGCGCAAGCCCTGGGGTCGCCAAATGGTTCTGCACATTTACGATCAAATGCGCCCGGATCAAACTCGCGGCGTGGCTGCGATGGCGACCGCTCTCACCGAGATGCGGATGACAAAGCGTTTCCGTCAGACGGAACTGGAACGTGCAATCATCGCCGCGAGCTATGCCGCGAGCATTGAGACCGAACTGCCGCCCGGCGAAGTCTATGCTGCGATGGGTGACTCGGCGGAGGACAACCCCTCCGTGGCATGGGCCAGTGATTTCCTCGGCGCCGTGTCCGAGTATTCCGGCGGCGCGAAGAACCTCCATATCAACGGGTCGCGCATCCCCGTGTTCTGGCCGGGCACCAGCCTGAAAATCCAGAATCCCGGCGCAGCTTCGCCTGCGGGTGACCAGTTCGAAGCCTCACTGCTTCGCTACATCGCCGCCGCGATGGGCGTCAGCTACGAGCAGCTTTCGCGCGATTACACCCAGACCAACTATTCCAGTGCCCGCGCCTCGATGGCTGAGACCTGGAAGGCAATGCAGGTGAAGAAGAAGAAGATCGCGGATCGCACGGCGACCTTCATCTACCGCCTGTGGCTGGAAGAAGCGATCAACTACAACCACCTGGAATGCCTCAAACGCCAGAACGTGCCCGCCTTCTACGAGGGCCTGAACGCTGAGGCGTATTCCGGTGCCGAGTGGCTGGGCGCAGGTCAGGGCATGATCGACCCGCTCAAAGAAACTCAGGCTGACGTTCTCGCGATCAAGAACGGCCTCATGACGAAAGAAGCCGCTATCGCCCGGCGCAGCGGCACCGATTACCGGAAGGTTGCGAAGCAACGTGGCCGCGAGCGCGACTTGGACCACGAACTTGATCTGCCGTCTGTGCATGACGGGGAATCGAGCGACATGGAGAACGCCCTTTCCGGCACACCACAGGAGCGTGAATCGTGAGCGACCTCAACCCAATCATCGGCCAGTTCAACCACACCGCCGTGATGATCTGCGAGACCCAGATCTCCTGGATGCAGGTGTGTGCGGACCAGCTTTCCGATGCCATGCCGAAGATCGAAGAAGCGGCAGCAAGCGCCTCCGAAGACTTCTGGTCGTTCTCGCCGGACAGCTTCTTGGCCCGCATTCGCCCTTACGAAGTCAAGAACGGCGTTCTGCGCATCCCGGTCAAAGGTTTGCTGATGAGCAAGTTCCCCTACACGCTCGGGAACTGGGCGACCGGATACGAGTATATCTGGGAGGCCGTAAAGCGCGGCATGGACGACAGCGAAGTCAAGGGCATCGCGCTTCTCATCGACAGCCCCGGCGGGGCTGTGGCCGGGCTTCTCGAATTCGTTGACAAGGTGTTCGAACTTCGCGGCCAAAAGCCGATCCAGGCGTTCGCAGATACCAAGGCATTCAGCGCAGCCTACGCAATCGCGTCCGTGGCGGATCGGATCACCGTTGCGCGCTCGGGCGGCGTGGGTTCCATCGGCGTCATCATCACCCACGCGGAGATGTCGAAGCAACTGGAAATGCGCGGCATCACTGTGACGAACATTCGCTCCAAGCCGCGCAAAGGCGAAGGCGGGCCTTTCGAACCGCTCTCGAAGGCAGCACAGGCTCGCCTTCAAGCCAGCGTGGATCATTCGCACAAGGAATTCGTGGCCCTCGTGGCCCGAAATCGCGGGATGGGGGAAGCGGCGGTCGAAGCGACCGAAGCCTTGCCTTACCTCGCTCATGAAGCCGTCGAAAATGGACTCGCCGACGAAATCGGCGCGCTTGACGACGCAATCACGGCCTTTGTGGCCTCACTGGACCCTCAAGAAGTAGGAGACAACGACATGGCCGAAAACAATCAGGCCGATTCCGTCGCACAGGCGGATCATGACGCAGCCGTGGCGGCGGCAACGGAAGCAGGTCGCACCGCAGGTGTGAACGAAGAACGCGCTCGCATGACCGCGATCCTCGGTTCCGATGCTGCGGAGAACCGCCCAGCCGCCGCGATGATGATGGTCGAACTCGGCACCGACGCCGAGACCGCCATCGAGAAACTGGCGAAGCTGCCCGAAGAAACCAAGGCCGAGAGTTCGGAACCGGGTGCGCAGGAACCCGAGAAGCCCACCGGCGCGGGTGCCCCGGCAGGTATGCTGGAATCCGCGATGCAGGGTAGCCAGAACCCCGACCTCGGCGCTGGCGACGGTGGCGAACTCAACGATGAGCAGAAGGCGATGGCCCAGCTTTCTTCCGACATCAAATCCATGGGTCTGCCCGGCTTCAAAGCCGACAAGTAACAGGAGACTACGACTATGGGTATCATGAAACCGCCCTATGCCGATCCGGGTCGCGCAGCTTTCGAGGAACTGGACACCTACGTCCAGAACAACCTCCTGTCCGGCAACGACCCCGAGTTGAAACCGGCCTACAGCTACCCGATGGCCAACAACACCGCGTTCAAGCAGTTCAGCGTCGTCGGCCTGGACAGCAACCGCAAGATCGCGCTCGCGACGAACGGTGTTGCCGCATCGGCGGCGACCGGTGTTCTGACCTTCACCGGCTCCGGTTCCGCCGACGAGACTGTCACCATCGGCAGTGTGACCTACACGCTCAAGGCAGCACCGAGCGCGGCCAACGAAGTGCTTGTCGGCGCGGATGAGACCGAAACCGCCGCCAACATTGCGGCTGCGATCAACGCTTCCGGCACCGAAGATGTCGAATACGGCAGCGGCACCGTCGCACACCCGTCGGTCACCGCATCCGCAGCGGCCGGCGTTGTCACCGTCACCGCGAAGGAAGAAGGCTCCGACGCGAATGCAATCGGCACCACCGAGACCGTTTCGACGGACGCCTCCTGGGGCGACACGACCCTCACCGGCGGCGTCGACTCGCAGGGCGTCAAGCCCATCGGTGTCATGGCACATGCCGCATCTCTCGGGGCATCCGGCGATGCGAACGGTCAGGTGTGGTATTCGGGCTGCTTCGATCCCGACGCCCTGACCTGGCACGATTCCTTCGACACTGACGCGAAGAAGGAAGCTGCGTTCCACGGCGCCCCGACCCCGACCACCATCCTCATCAAGAAACGCTAAGGGAGTCCCTGAAAATGGCATCTGAAAGCCAAAACTACGAGCTGTGGGAGACCAACACCTTCCTCGGCGTCATGCGCGACATGGAAGCGGACCCGCTCTACTGGCTCAACTGGTTCCAGAATGAAGCGGAAACCGACGCGACCGGCTACATCGACTTCGAGAAGATGCCGATCCGCTCGCGCAAACTGGCCCCGTTCGTCATGCCGCTCGCACGCGGCAAGTCGATCTACGAGGACAGCGGCACCGCGTTCCGGTTCAAACCGGCCTACGTCAAACTGGAAGACCGGATCGACCCGCTCATGCCCCTCACCCGGCGTGTCGGCATCGACAGCAATATGTCGCAGATGCCGGTCCAGCTTGATCCGGTGCGCCGTCTGAACCTGATCCGGGCCGCGATCACTCAGCAGCATGTTGACGCGATCCAGCGCACCTGGAACTACATGGCCTGTGTCGCCCTTCGCGATGGTAAGATCACTCTCTCGGGCGAAGACTACCCGACGACTCTGATCGACTTCCAGCGCGATGCGGACCACACCGACACCCTTGGCGCGGGCAGCCGCTTCGGCGACTCCGGCGTTTCCATCGTGGACTACTTCCAGAAGGTTCTGGACAAGATGACCTCGGCGACGTTCGGCGCGGTCCCGGCGCGGGCGACGATGGGCGGCGGTGTCTGGGCCGTTGTGCGCAAGGACGAGGAATTCCTCAAGCACATGGACACGAACCTGAGCGGCGGGAATATCACCATCGAGCGCGGTCTTGTGCCGGGTGCCGGTGAGAAGACCTTCAAGGTGGGGACCATGACCATCGGCGGTCAGTCCGGCCAGACCATCGAACTCTGGGTGGACAACTCCGAGTTCCTGCACCCGGAAACCGGTGTCAGCACCCGCTACATCGGCGCGCACCAGATTCTGTTCACCGGCTCGGCGAACGCAGTCAACGGTTACCGCGCGTTCGGGGCGATCATCGACCGCTCCGCGGACTGGAAGCCGCTGCCGATCTTCCCGAAGAACTGGGTCACCCAGGGCGACGTGGAAGTGGAATACATCACCCACAAGTCGGCACCGCTCATGGTTCCGATCAACCCGAACGCCACCTTCCTCGGCAACGTGGTGGCCCCGGCGTAAGGGCAGACAAAGAGGGATGGCTTTGCGGCCATCCCTTCACCTTTAAATTGACTCTCACAGGAGGATTGAACCATGGGTAAGAAACTCGCCTTCACGCTGCACGCGATCACGTCCGGCAAAACCTCTCACCGCCCTGGTCACGTTGTTGAAATCGACAGCGGCGACTTCGAGGACTTCATCGAACTCGGTGCGGTGCGCGAGCCGACCGACGACGAACTGGCCCTCTACGAACAGGGCAAACCGAAGCAGGCAGCGAAGGTTGCCGTCGAACCCGCAGGCGAACCCGAAGCCGCAGGCGAACTTGACCCCGCCCCGCTGCGCCGCGAAACCTTGGAAGCGGAAGCGAAAGAACTCGGCGTCAAGTTCCAGAAGAACACTTCCGACGACAAGCTCGCAGAGCGTATCGCGGAAGCGAAGGCCGAGACCGCCGAGTCCGGCGAAGATGACGACCTGGTAGGCTAATGGCCGGGTGGCGTGAGAAAAAGGCGCGGGCACTCGCTAAAGTCCACGCCACCTTTGAAGTCCCTGCGGTGTATCTGACTCACGCCGCAGGGACTCCTTTGCGTCTCATGATCCGCGTGCATACGAAGACGCGGAGGATCGAAAACGAGTTTACATGGCCGAACGCTCCCGGTTTCACCGACATCGAACCGACCCTGGTATTTCGCCAGTCGGACATGCCGCACGGCAAGGTGTTGCAGGAGTCGTTCGTCTTTGTGAGTGCGTCGGAGATCTACCGTGTCGGACCCAGCGAACCGGCACAGGACGGATTCATCCGCGCGAGCGTGGTCCCCGCCCGCGATGAGGACGTGGACGAAGTGGTCGCAGATTATGTCAGTGACGGCTTCGGTGCTGAGTGGGACGGCATCTACCCATGAACACGCAGCTCTACATAGCGATCGAGGGACTCGAGGGCCTTTCCCATATCCCCGAGTTCACCCCGAAGGTGGAAAAGGCACTGGTGCAGGCCCTTAACCGCACTGCCGACCGGGGGCGCACATCCGCCGACAAACGCATCCGCGAACAGGTGAATTTCCCGGCCTCCTACCTGCGCCCCAGCCAAGGGCGGTTGAAGGTCATTCAGCGCGCGGGCAAAGGGCATTTTGAGGCGAGAATCCGGGGTCGCGACCGCACGACATCCCTCGCCCGTTTCTCGCGGCAGAAATACCTCGGCGGGGGAAATCGCCGTCACGCAGGCGGCGGGGTGCGGGTGTCTGTCAAGAAAGGTGGGCCGCAGCGGATGATCCAGCGGGCCTTCATCATGAAGCTGCGCAACAACAACCTCGGTCTCGCAGTGAGGACGGACGGCAGCAAGCCCAAGGGGGCCTTCAAGCCGAAGGAAATCGGGAAAGGGCTGTGGCTTCTCTACGGCCCCAGTATCGACCAAGTGCTTAGTGCCGCCACTGACGGCGACGGCGTGGTCGAGGAAATGACGCCCGAGACCCTGGAATTCCTTGAGTCCGAATTCGAACGCAACCTTCAACGAATGGGACTGTGATGCCGACATACACCCACGACGACCCCTTCCGCCTGCGCGTCCAGAAGGCGATGGGCAGCCTCATCAAAGGCGTCACCCCTGCCAACGGCTATCGCTTCGACCTGTCCGATTTCGCAGATGAGGCCGGGCGGCCTCGGCGCCGCGTGTTCCGCGGGCGCGATGACTTTGGCTCGAACGATCCCTTGCCAATGGTGGCCATCCTCGAAGACCCGCGTGCAATGGATGCCGAAAACGGGTCCGAGGGTTCCAGTGCCACCAAGGGGCGCTACCGCCTTTTCGTCCAGGGCTTCGTGAAAGATGACCACGAGAATCCCACTGATCCGGCCCATCGCCTTGCCGCAGAAGTGATCTGCGCACTGGTGGAAGGCAAGCGGGATGATCGCAATATTCTCGGCATGGGGCACAAGAAGCCTTGTGTCACGGAAATGACCATCGGTCAGCCGGTGGTTCGACCCGCAGACAACGAGACCAGTTCGGTCGCCTTCTTCTTCGTGGCGGTGACCCTGCAACTTGTCGAGGATTTGGAAGACCCCTTTTCTTAGGGATTGAATCACGTTATACGTGAGAAACACGCAAGGAGTGAATACCAATGGCGGACAACGATTATCTTACCCTGGGGCGCGGCAAGGTCTACTTCGACCAGTTCAAGCCCGGCACCAAGGAAACCAGCGGGGCACTGTTCCTGGGCAACTGCACCGAGTTCAACCTCAACGTGGACTTCGAAGAACTGACCCACATGGACTCGACTGGCGGCTTCAAAGAAGAAGATGCCAACGCAATCACTTCCCGCACGGTCGGCGGGGCCATCACGTTCGACAAGATGAAGCCGCGCAACCTCGCCTATTTCTTCATGGGCACCAGCACGATCCTTTCGCAATCCTCCGGGTCCAGCACGAAGGAAACCTTCACGGGTGTCGTTCTGGGTGCCCGCTACCAACTTGGCGTGAGCAATGCGGCACCGACCGGCGTCCGTTCCGTTTCCAACGTGGTTGTCGAGGACCAGGGCGGCACTGGTTCCACCTACACCCTGAACACCGACTACACGGTGGATGCTGAACGCGGCATTGTGACGATCCTTGAAACAGGGACCATTGCTGCCGACGCCGACCTGGACATCACCTATGACAATGGTGCCACGTCCCGCACGCAGGTGATTTCCGGTCAGGCGCAGATCGAAGGTGCCATTCGCTTCGAGGCAGACAACCCGGAAGGCAAGGACATCGACTACCTCCTGCCCTACGTCAAACTGCGCCCGAACGGCGACCTCGCCCTGATCGGCGACGACTGGATGCAGGCATCGTTGAACGTCAAGGCCCTGCGGCTCCCCGACCGTTCGACCGTCTACGCCGACGGTCAGCCTTACGTCTGATAAGGGAGGGACAGGAGGATGAGCCTCAAAGGCTATAAAGTCCCGACCGAACAGGTTGTCACCAAGAGCGCGGACGGTGAGGTCACTCATACCGTCCGCGGCCTCGGGGCGGAAGCTGTATCGGCACTCGTCCGTTCGCAAGGCCCTGCTATGCGCGAGCTCTACGCCCGTGCGCTCAAGGGTGATTTCACCGAAATGGACATCGAAGCCCTTCTCGGGGTGATCCTTGATGAAGCGCCGCTTCTGGTGGCTCTGACCATTGCGTTTGGCCTTGATGAGCCGGACGAATGGTCGGTCGCCGCAGAACTTCCCTTCGAAGATCAAGTGATCCTCGTGGACGCCATCGTGCGCCTAACCTTCGCTCGTGAGGGTGGCGCAAAAAAGGTGGCGGAGATCATCAAGGGGGCAATGGTGCGCGCGGTCGCGGCCAATCCCCTGCAACCCTCAGCGAATGGCTAAAGGACATCCGCCGCCAAGTGAGTTTGCTCATGGCGGCGGGTCACCCGGAAGCAAGAGACTATCCGCTGGGACTATTGTTTGACGAAGCCGAATTGGTGTCAGAGAGGAAAAATCACGACATGGCTACCATTGCGCTTCTGACAGACTTGGCGATCTCCAAACAGCCGAACCAAATGGTGAAGCACCAATCGACCGCGAAAACCGCACGCCGTTTCAATGACCTGATTAAAAAGCTGACAGGTGGGTAATGGCGACACGCGAGCGCAGCCTTGAAATTGCGATCAAGGCACGGGACGAATACAGCAAGAAGCTGAAAGCAGCACAGGCGGACTTCAACAAGTTCGCCGATGCCCAGAACGCAGCGAGCCGGAACCGCAAGGCCCAGGTTGACGCGCTGCAAGGTATCCGTGCGCAGCGCAAAGCCTATCAGGACGCCACCAACGACGTAGCGAAGTTCAAGCGCGCAGTCTCCGGTATCGACGCGAACGGCCCCCTCTCACAAGAGGACGCTGAATTCTTCTCGCGGATGGGACACGGAATCGCGATCTCCGTGAAGCGAGCGCAGGAGGCAAAGCGATCTCTCGCGGAGTATCGCGAGGAATTACATCGCCTTCGCGGCGTGAAGCAAGGGGACATGCAGACCTCGTTGCGCCGGGCTGATGCGATTGAGCAAGAAGCTGCGGCAACGCGCAACGCCGCCGCAGAGCAACGGAAACTGGTGGACGAGCAGCGTAATGCTCGCGTGACTCAATTCGGCCCCGCCGTTGGGCCTGCACGTCTGCAAGCGGCCGGAAACTTCGATCCGACCGGAAGCGCAAAACGGGACGCGCTCTTGGGAGTTCGCGCCGCTCGCGCAACCCTGGCAGCAGCCCAACGTGAAGCGCAAGAATACGGTAAGGCTCTCAAGCAGATGCGCAATGACGCGGGGGCCTCTGAGACCGCAATCGCCAAGTTGAACGCTGAGTTCGAGCGATCCCGCGCCGCCGTAACCAAGTCCAAGGCCGCATTGCTCGAAAAGCAGGCTACCTTGCACAAACTCAAGGGCGCCACCCAAAGCAACTTCGCCGACTCCATCCGTCATGCTGACGCAATGGAGCGCGAAGCCATGGAGGCCCGCCAACTTGGCGAGGCGGTGGAAACCACCACGGTCAAACTGCGCCGCGTGTCCGGCGGGGCCGAAAGTTCGGAAGCGGCGCAGCGTCGGCTTGCTAGGGAAATTCGGGGCACCACAGCACAGATGCGCGCCCAAGCAAAGGTTGCAGGGGAGACCGCTCGCAAGGAACTGGCCGCATATCGCGCCAGCATCAACGAAGCCGGTCACGGAAATGTAGTCGCCCGCAAAGGTTTGGTGGACCGCATCGTCGGCTCGTGGGGAACACAGCATGGGCGCGGCCCGCTCGGCCTTCGCCCTTATGAGCTGACCAACCTGTCGTATCAGGTGAACGACGTGATTTCCGGTCTCGCCATGGGTCAGGCGCCCATGCAGGTGTTCGCACAGCAAGCAGGTCAGATCATTCAGATCTTCCCGAAGATGGCGGCGGCGATCCTGCGCCTCGTCCCCGCAATTGCAGTCATGACGCCGTTCGCCCTCGCACTCGCCCGCATCGGACAGGAGACCAGTCGCCTCTCAGCGATCCAACGCGACCTCGACCTTATGGCCCAAGGCTTTGCCTACGACGCCCGAGAGATCAAAGCTGCGGCAGACGATATTGATGACGCAGGCGCTTCCTTCAAGGACGCCCATGCTGCGATGAAAGCCTTCCTCGGTGAGAATATCGGCGGCGACCTCTTGGCACCGCTCGGGAACGCCGCGCAAAACATGGCCAAGTTGACCGATGGGAAGCTGCCCGAAGTGGCCGAGCGGTTTGCCACTGCATTCGGCAACGGCATCGAAGGTGTCCGTGAACTGGACCAAGAGATCGGCTTTCTTACCGCAGAGCAATACGAGAACATCCGCGCGATGGCGGAGAGTGGGCAGGAGGCCGAAGCACTCGCAATCGCCGCAGGCGCACTGGAAGAACGACTGGCCTCTGTGTCGGGCGAACTGGAAGGGATGTCCCTGTTCTTCTATGAGGCAGGACGCGCGTGGGACGCCTTCATCGGGAACCTTGCCAAGAGCGACATCCTCGTCGGTGTCGCAGCGTCTATCGGCGAAGTAGGGAAACAGCTCGGCCTTTTCGCAGATGGTCTGAACGACGCCGCATCTGGTGCAAACAAGATCGAGGTCGAGATCGACCCGTCGATGTCGGATGAGGAACTGGACGAGCAGATCGCGAAATTCCAAGATGCCGTGAACGCGAACAACCTTCTGGGGTTCTTCAAACCGGCCCTCTCGGCCACCGGACTCGCCGATGACTTCGAAGCCATGCGCGACGATGCAAACGCACGGCTCGCCGCTCTCGAAGAAGAACGTCGCCGCCGGGAAAACATTGTTCGTGAGACGAACAACCAGGCGAAGGCCGAGCAAGACATTCAAGGTATCGTTGACGAGACCGTGAAATCCCTCGGGAAGCAGGTCGAGCAGTCCAAGCTGACGAGCCGTGAGCGGGAGATACAGAAAGCCCTCGATGAGACACGCGAGGCGGCGCAGAAGCGGGCCAACGAACTCGGCATCGAATTCCTCGGCCTCACACAGGAACAGACTGCCGCTATCCGCGAGCAAGCGGGTGCGCTCTACGACCGTAACAACGCTCTGTCCTCGAAACACTTCGAGAAAGGCTACACGCAGACACGTTTCGCCGGTGGCGGCGCGGCGGCTGACCAAGAGGAGCTTGTTGTTGCAGTCACCGAGCTTGCGCGCAAGATGGATTGGTCTGCGAAAGACCTGTTGACCGTGATGTCCTACGAGACCGCGGGCACCTTCGACCCATGGAAAGCCGGACCTACGACGCAATGGGGCCAACACCGTGGTCTGATCCAATGGGGTGAGCCGCAGGCCGCACGGTATGGCGTCGATGGGTCCACGTCGGTTTACGATCAAGTGATGGCGGCCGGCGAATACCTCGTGGACAGCGGGGTCAAGGCTGGTGACGGTCTGCTTCAAATGTATGCTGCGGTGAACGCCGGTGATGCGACCAAGGTTTACGCGAGCGATGTCAACAACGGCGGCGCACCCGGCACGGTCCTCGACAAAGTGAACGGAATGGGCGACCACGCTGCCCGTGCGGAAGGACTGCTTGCTGCCTATAGCGGTGTTGCCGAACAAACCAAGGCTGCGGCAGACGCCGCTGAGAAGCGCGCCGACGAGGAAGAACGGGCGAGAGAGCGTGCGGAAGCATTCCATGCTTCACAGGCAGAGTCGCTCGAACTGGCCCAGCTTGAAAACAGCCTCGCGAATGCTACCGCCGAGGATCGCGCGGCTGCGCTTGCCGTCAAGAAGGCTGAAATCTCCGCGCAGCGTGCCGGGACCGAGCTCACCGTAGAAGAACGGCGCTTGATCGAAGAAACCGCACGAGAGAAAGCACGGCAGGCAGAGACTTCCAAGGTTGGGAAACGGGATGAGAAAGAGCGCCGCGAAGCTCTGAAACAGGCGAAGCAACTGGAAGCGGAAATCACGCGCCTCAAAGAGCGTCAGAAGTTCCTCCAGGAAGAACGCCGATACGCGGCGGATCGCGGGGACTCCGAGACTATCGCCCATATTGACCAAGAGTTGTCCGGTATCAATTCCGAACTGGACACCGCTATCGACAAAGCAATCGCCTTTTGGCGCGCACTAGGGGGCGAAGGTTCGGAAGCTGCGATCCAGAAGTTGCAGCACACCCGCAGCGAACTCGGTCGCATGGGTAAACAGTCCGTCACAACCGCCGACCAGATGAACGATATGTTCACCGGCGCGATCCTGGGTGGGCTTGAGACCTTCGCACAAGCAATTGCCGAAGGCAAAGGGGCGACAGAGGCGCTTGGCTTGGCGTTCCGTCAGATGGCGTCGGAGGTTCTTCTTGAACTCGGTCGCATGATCCTCAAGCAGATGATCTTCAATGCCATTAGCGGGATGTTCGGCGGTGCAGGACTCGGTGGGCAGGTCGCAGGTGCCGTCAACGGCATCTTCTTCCATGACGGCGGGAAGGTCGGCTCCCCTGGCCACGGGAAAGTGCGCCCTGTGCCGGTCAGCGCGTTTGCATCTGCCGTTCGCTATCATTCCGGCGGCATCGCTGGGTTGAAGCCGAATGAAGTGACGGCGGTCCTCGAAGAAGGCGAAGAAGTCCTGACCGCGACCGACCCCCGCCACCGGGACAACATCGGCAAAGGTGTCCGACCCAGTGGTGGTGGCGGAATGGGCACCATCATCAACGCATTCGATGCCCCGAGCTTCCTTGAGAGCGCGCTCGAATCCTCGGATGGGGGCGAAGTGTTCGTCAACTATGTGCGGGCCAATCGCGACACCATTGTGAGCATCCTGGAAGGCGGTTAAGGCGATGGACACGATCTATTCGAAGAACGGTAACGTCATCACACCGCGTCCCAATTGGGCTGCGCCGGTAACAGAGTCGTTCGAATACCGCACCGAGATTTTCGAGGCGGAGACCGGGGAAGAACGTCGTTCCTCTCAGCGCACCATGCCGCGCATTAGCGTTCAATACCGTGCCGATATGTTCGATGAAAGAGCGCGTCAGGCGTTCGAGGAAACGGTGCGCCCCACCGACCGCGAGTTCATCCTACCCTTCCGCTGGCGGCATGTTCGCTTGGCCTCGCCTGTCAACTCCGGCGCAACGCAGTTCACCTTCGACTCACCCCTGCCCTGGTGGCTTTCGGTCGGCACCAAGTTGGTGCTTGAATCCAGCGATACGCAAGAGGTCGTGACCGTGGCAAGCGTCACCGGCAGCGCGCCCCCCTTCACTATCGGGGCTTCCGCACCTTTCTCTGGCGACTTCGCTGCGGGCAGTCTCGTCATGCTTGGTCAGACAGCACGCTACCCTCAGCAAATGGACTACAACAGCATCGTGCGTTCGCACCGCAGAATTGCGCCGACGTTCGAAGTCTTGCCTGAAAGCCTCTTGGAGTGGGAGACCCCTCCGTATAGCGGAGAAACCTTCAAGGGCCTCGAAGTCCACCGGGGACGGCACAATTGGATCGGCGGTCTCGGAACAACCTCCGACGACCGCCGTGAGGTCGTTGATTTCGGGCGCGGCGTTCGCGATGTCACATGGGCGAGGACGCACGTAATCTACACGGAGAAGCGCGTCTACACGGCCATGGGGAAGGTCGAAGCTGACGCCCTGGTCCATGTGTTCATGCGCCACCGTGGGATGCGCGTCCCCTTCTGGACTCGGTCCACGCTTAAATCGCTCCCGCAGCACAGCCACGGTTATTCCGGCACCACTTCCTTGTGGTTCGACGGGACGCCCTTGCGGGCGACGTGGGACAATAATCCCGTGTTCAAATACCTGTGGGTGGAGTGGCCAGATGGTTCTCGCCAGATCAACCGCGTAACCTCGCGTAACGAAAGCGGTGGTGACGAGCGGTTCATCATGTCAGACCCTTGGGACAAAGGCATCGACCCCACCACTGAGATCCACTGGGCGGTCCTCGCGCGGTTCGCCACCGATAGACTTTCGCTCGAATGGGTCACCGACGAGCATTGTGAAGCATCTCTCCCTGTTCGCTACCTGCATTGCGACTGGGCGGATGACGTTGTGTAGGGAGAGAGTTGATGGCCATAAACCCTATGAAGAAATCGCGGTTCGCGGGGAATTCGGTTGATCTTTTCGAATTCACCTACGGTGAAGGTGAAGGGGACGTTTACCGCTACTGCAATGCGGAGCGACCTGTCGGTCTGTCCGGCGAAACCTTCGCCCCATTGGCGATCGAGCGTGACGCAATCACCAAGAAGGCCCGAGAGGCCGGTTCCCCGCTGAACGTCAAAGTTCCGCGGACATCCGAGATTGCGCAGTTGTTCCAAGGGACGCCCCCTCGCCGCGTGGTTTTCCTGCGCATCTTCGAGGGTGACATCCCGGAATTCGACAGCCCGGCGGAATGGGACTCTGCGACTACGATGCACTTGGTTTGGAGCGGGCGTATCCTCGAAGCTACGCATAAGGGGGACGTAACAATCCTCTCTTGTGACACGCTCGGAGCGGGCATGAAGCGACCCGGCCTGCGCCGATATTACCAGCGGGAATGCGGACACGTTCTCTACGGCACAAGATGTCAGGCCAACAAAACCTTGGCCACTTTCTCCTATTCCGCGCGCAACTTCTCCTCGGACCCGCGTAGGGTCCACCTTCCTGCAAACTGGATGGGCGACGATGCGACACGGGCGAACTTCATCGGCGGCCTCCTTGAATGGGACGGCCCTGGGGGACGGGAGACTCGAGTCATCAAATCGGTAACGGGCAACTGGATCGACGTGGACTCGCCTGTGACTGGCCTCATTAGCGACTACCAGTCTGTCGATGTGATCCTTGGCTGCCAACGCACATTGGATGCGTGTGCGATCCTGCACGACAACACCCTGAATTTCGGGGGCCAACCCTTCATCCAGTCCGACAATCCCCACGGGCGCAACAACCACACCTAGGAAGCATCATGGCACTCCCGTTCATCGCACAATTGGTTATCGGCGTCGGTATGCTGATCGGCGGCTATCTTTTAATGCCGAAGCCCAAGCAACCAAAGCCGCCCTCACTGGACGACTTCAAGGCCCCCACGGTCGATGCTGGGCGCCCAATCCCGAAACTGTTCGGCAGCAAGACTATCCGTGATCCGAATGCCATTTGGCATGGAGACAAGTCGATCCGAGAACGTCCTGCGGAGACCGATAAGAAATGACCGAGTTTTTGACAGCGCGGGATTGCTTGCGGGCTAGGTTTTGCGTCCGTGGGATACGCGAGAAGTGCGAAGCTGTGGGGGCGGATTTCCAGGAGTTCGTGCGGAACGGGATACCCCTCTCCGAGGCAGAGAAAATAGACGACCACCATATTAAACAGGCGGTCGAAGTGGCGAAAAGACGTATCGGGAAAGGCTGAAACATGGGTTCTGCTAAAAAGGGCGGCGCGAAGGTTTACGACTTCCTGATGTCAGTAGATTACGCCCTCTGCCATGGTCCTATTGACCACTTTAATCAGGTCTCATTTCGCAAGAAAGCGGGATGGGTAGGCCCCGCATTCGTGGACGGTGCGACCTACATCGACAAAGCGGACTTGTTCGGCGGTGACGACGGCGGCGAAGGCGGCGTGGCAGGCACCCTTGAGTTCTACAAAGGCCGCTGGAATCAGAAGATGTCCTCCGCATTAGCGAGGCGCTTCGGGTTGACCCCGGATACAGCGCCCGGATACCGGGGACTCGCACACGTCTTTTTCCACGGGTCTCGCCCTCCCGGTGAACAACGCATCATTTCAATCCGTGACAACACGGTGGTGAGGCCGAACTACAGCGGGTCGCTTGACGGGACACCTGGGGTGGACTTCACACAGTTCCTTTTCGCAGACGTTGACCCTCTTGGAGAGTCTTGGATACCCAGTGTCGATAGTGGACGCTGCACGTTCTTCATGGACTGGTTGTATTATCGGGAGGACACAGGTAGCGGCTCTCGGGTCTGGGACGGTGGCGCCAATGTTCAGTTCTACGACGCCTCCGACAACAACATCGGCTCCGCATACTACAACGCCTACGGCGACGGTTACGCCAGATACCCTGGGGGGCTTACCCCAGGTCGCATCCTCGCAGTCATCCCGCCTCTGACGAGGAAGATTCGCTATATTGCTGGCGTCACCATGGGTGGTGGTGGCGTGGTGCGTGATCTCGTGCAGATTGAAGCCGATGCCGGACCACTGGTGAACCATTTCGGCGATAACTTCGAATATAGCGACATCGACCCCGGCGGACGCAAAGGTTTCAAGTGGTCTACAAATAACCCCTATTTCCAAGGGCCTGAGTTTTCAGTGACATGTGCCCCCCGTGGTCTTGAGGAATACCCGGAAGTCGAACCCTTGATCTGGCCTATCGTGGGCGTGAATGAGAACGGCGCATACCTCAAGGGCAGTATGGAATCGGCTTTCGAGCGCGAAGACGTGATGGCTGATGATCGGTTCTGGGATAGGGTTGGTGAGCGCGTGAGGAACCTTGTTCTCGGCCCGTCCCATAGGAGGTCCGAACGCTTCCGCAATGAAAAGTGCAACCTCTCCCATCTACCAGACGCCAACCCTGCGGCAATGATCTTCGAATGTATGACCAATCCCGATTGGGGGAAAGGTGATCCGCTCGAAGCATTCGACGTGCAAAGCTACGTGGACTCAGCGGTAACTTTGCAAAACGAGAACTTCGGTCTCACAATGTATTGGGCCGGACAGGATACTATTGAGACCTTTGTTGCCGAAGTCCTCGACCATGTGAAGGGTATGCAGTTCCAGCACCCCCGCACCGGCCTCTGGACGCTGAAACTTCTGCGGGATGACTACGACCCAGGGGCGTGCAGGCAATTTGACCCTTCGAACTGTCTTGTCAGGAATGTTCGCACGCGCCTTTGGGGTGAGACGATCAACGAAATCGTTGTCAGCTATACGAACCCTGAAAACGAGGAAGAAGAAACGGTTTCTGCGCAGAACCTCTCGAACATCGCGATCCAAGGTGGGGTTTTGAGTGACGGGCGCGATTACCACGGTATTCGGAACCCCTGGCTCGCGAAGATCGTGGCCGAGCGCGACGTGAACGAAGCCTCGGCAATCCTCACTTCGTGCGACATCATCTTGCCCCGCTCCGACGACGACATTCTCCCTGGCGAGGTAATCTCCCTCGAATGGCCGCGGCAAGGTGTTAGCGGATATTTCCGCGTCAACAGCGTGAAGCCCGGTTCTTCACGGGACAAGAAGGTCACGCTCCAAGTAACCCAAGACGTGTTCTCGGTGACCAGTTACGACCGCTCGGTGAGCGCAATGCCGGTGCCGATCAATCGGGACAGCGTTCTCCCGGAGGACGTGGACCAGAGGATCGTTCTTTCGGCCCCGTATGTAGCGTTGCAGAACGGTGCGGACACAGACATCGAGTATCCTTTCAACCGCTTGGCCATATCGGCATCCGACTCCGAGCGAGATTACTCTCGCATTGAAGTCCTGGGGGAAACTCTAAGGGCAAATGGGTCAGAAGGTTTCGGGATGATTCGCAGCATCGTCCCCCCTACTCCCGCACAGCTCGGAGTCGAGATGGCCCGAGAGGCACTATCGTTGCTCCCTGCCACCGTTGTCGAGAACGCCAGCGGTCTCAACGTCGAAGCCGGTGCCTTGTTCGTGATCGGCGAGAGCGATCTGCGCAACGAAATCGTCATGCTGGACACCTATGAACCGGCGACCGACAGTTGGCAGATCATCAGGGGTGTTTACGACACGGTGCCCCAGGTTTGGTTGCCATCGGACATGATTTGGGACGGGGCATTTTTGTCGGAACCGCTCGCATCCGGCACCTATGTCGAGCACGAGGAAGTCGATCTCTATTTCCTTTCGCACACGTTGTCCCGTTCCCAAGACATCCTCGATGTTTCGCCGGACACCCACGTGGTTGTCGAGCGTGCGAATGCCCCATTGCGGCCGGCGAACCTCAGTGTGGGCGGCGCCGGGTTCGCTGGCGCCTATTATATCGAAAGCGATCTCCCAGTGGAGATCCCGCTTTCATGGGCAAACAGAAACCGGACCTCTGAGGACACCGTCGTTCCTAGGTGGGACGATGGGAACGTGACACCGGAGACGGGTCAAACCACAACCATTCGCTTCTGGGGCGGTGAAAATTTCGATGTTCTTGAACACGAACTGTCCGAGGTCGGGGGCACAACCGCTTCCGTTGATCCCAATCAACTCGTCACGTTCAAATTCTACGAGGTGGAATTCGTCGCAGTGCGAAACGGCATTGAAAGTTATCAGGGGGCGCGGCTGCCGCTCGAAATTGAAAGGCTCGGATATGGGAACAACTACGACTTCGACTACGGTGAAAATGATGGAGGTATGTAATGGCTGGTGAACGTCAACTGCCGGGTCTCGGGCTGCACGCATTCTGGACCCCAGGCACAAACGGCTGGGGCGCACAGAATGACGCGAACTGGCGTATCGTGTCCGCACTTTTGCAGGGGAGCGCCCTTTCTGCCACCACCTCGTTGCCTGGTAGCCCGGCTGACGGGGATATTTATATTATCCCCACCGGGGACAACGACGAGAACAAGGTGGCTCTGCGGGACAATGGGGCGTGGGTTCTCCTGACCCCAGAAACCGGCTGGATGCTCTACATTGCAGATGTGGCAGAGTTCTTTAAGTTCAACGGTTCGACGTGGGAACAAGCGTTTGTGCCGACGACCATCCCGACGGTAAACTTGGTCACTGAGACCGGGACTTCGAGAACGCTAACGGACGCCGATTTCGACGGCTACACGATCTTGTTGACCACCAATGCGGCAGCAACCTCTGTCACTCTGCCTTCTGGGATCTCGGCTTCCGGGCCACTCATGATCGTTCAAGTGGGGGTCGGGGCGGTCTCCATTGTCTCCGGCGGCGGTGTGACTCTCAACAGTGCGGACAACAAAACTTCGCTTCGAACTCAGTATTCGTCGGCGGTCCTGATCCCGGTCGATGTAGACGAATGTGTTCTCGTGGGCGACTTGGCGTAAAGAAGGCGGTAGAGAATGCACATCCATCATTTCATTGCTGCGGTAGCATCTTCACGCCCTACGGACGGCGGGGGCACGGTGCCCGACCCAGAGCCGACCGCCGATCCTTGGGAGTTGGACCCGGCGACTATTGGCGCTTCACACACTCTTTCGAACGGAAATCTGACGCTCACCAACACAGGGGGAGCGTCAGATTACAGACACGTGGCAAACACGATTAATGTCTTCGAGGCCGATGCGGGGCTTGTTTACTGGGAGGTGGAGATGGTAGCGGGAGGGCCGTCCAGTTACAACGGTTATGTCCCCATACTTGACGGTAATTCTACCCCGGTAAACCCTGCCGACAACCCGATTTCCGGTGGGAATATCGGTCGCAGGGGGAACGGTTCCATTTGGGCCGAAGGGTCTCAGCAAGTCACAAGTCTCCAAACTTTTGGCGCGGGGGACACCGTTATGATCGCACTAGACGCCGTGACTGGGGACATATGGACAGGCGTCAACGGTAGTTGGGACCATGACCCGGCAACCGATCCCCCAACCTATTCCCCCGCAAATCCCAACGGAAGTTACGCACTTGGGGCGCAGGGTCGCGACCCCTATAGCGGAATGACGCTGCTTACCGCGGCCTCGCAGGTAAAATACACGGTTCCGGCAGGTGCGACCCTACCTGCGGAATATGTGCTTCCAGCAGACATGCGTATCGGAGAAGCGCGAACCTATGTGGTATCAGCACCCCCTCGCGCTTCCGTGACCATGCGCCAAGCGAAAACCTACGTTGTTATTCAGGAGTAAGAAAATGGCTATCATTTTTACCACCAATTCACCGGAAGCGTTTAGCTTGCAGCCGGTGAGAACTACAGCCTACCCCCGTGACCCAGATTACACGGCACACTCACTTAGGTTCCCGGTCACACCTTCCACCGGGAACGAAGTGGCCTCTTTTGCCAATTTCGCACCTCCTTCCGGCGACGTAATTTGGTTTCATGCGCGTATCTCTTATCCTCAATCTGTGAAATACATCGACAACTTCTTCGAATTTCAGGACGCGAACAACAACGCGGTGGCTCGACTAAGTATAGATTCGGAATTGCTATTCGTATCTGCACGCGGGGATACGACCGTGGGGGTCTCAGGTTCCGGGGTGTCTGATTACGCCACGGAGACACTTGATATAAAAGTGGAAGTGAATGCTAACATCACTGTCGAGGTTTACCGCGACGGGCTTCTAGATATGACCGCTATAGCAGCCAACACGGGGGGTAAGGGCGTTCCGCAAGTGCTAAAAATGTTACATAATGGCGCGCTTAGCACCGGCACTTCCTATAGACCGACCTACTCCGAATTAATCGTGGATGATGCCGATAGCACCATCGGATGCCGCCTTTCAGAACTACTGCCTGCGTCAGATGGGGCGCATACCGACTGGTCAGGCACGGGCTACGCCAGTCTCTCAGACTTCGACAATGCGACGTTTCTTTCGGCATCGGCAGAAGACGCGAAGCAAACTTGGGGCTTGAGTGCCTATGGGGGTAATCCATCGCCAACGCAGGTGCGCGCAGTTGTCCAAGAGGCTTTTGCACAGACCCAAAACACTGGACCCAAAACGCTTACCCCAATGGCACGGATTTCCTCCGTGGACTATTATGGCGGCGGCGATGACCTCGGGAGCGGAACTTCCGGTCTGTCACGCCATGTATGGGCCACCAACCCCAGCACCTCAACATTCTGGGACATCTCCGATCTCACTTCTCTTGAGACCGGGTATCGCGCGGACCTGTGAACATTCTTGGCACCCGGTTACGACCGGGTGTATTTTCACCTTTTGATTGACTCTCCCATCATGTGTGCGGCATTCCTATATGCGAAAGAGAGGGATGTGATCGTGGTGAAAATGAAAACTTCCATTGCCGGAATCCTGGAAATTTTCGAGCACGAGGGCGTTGTCCCAGGCCCATATCTGGACAGCGTTGGGGTCTGGACCTGGGGAGTCGGCCACACCGCCGCCGCAGGCTCATTCGACCCGGAAAAATTGCCGCGCGGGATGGCCTCCGATATCGAGGCCGAGATTGACAGTGCGATCCGTGTCTTCCAGCACGACATCACCAAATACGAAGCTCGCGTGAATGACGCGATCAAGGTGCCGCTCAAACAGCATGAATTCGACGCTCTCGTCAGCTTCGACTACAACACCGGTGGCATCTATCGGGCAAAGCTGACCTCGGCCATCAACCGTGGCGACATGGACGCGGCGAAGCATTTCATGGGCTGGTTGAAGCCGCCCGAAATACGCGGGCGCCGCACCGACGAAATGCGCCTGTTTGAAACCGGGGACTACGGTGCGAACGGTGACAAGATCGCCGTCTGGAACGTGGATGTGAACGGGAAGCTCCGTGGCATCAATAAGACTGTCCGCGGTAAAGACCTCCTGAAACGGTTCGCAGAGATCGAACGGGAAACAGGGGGTCACAAGCGACCCATGGGCGGGAAGCCCGGCATCGCGAAACTGTTCTCGCTGATCGCCGATTTCCTTGACGCAATTTTCGGGAAGAAGGGGGTCTCCGTATGAACCGCGCATTTTTCGAAGGCGAGATGCCTGCGTGGCACGCCCGCAGCTTCTACGCAATGTTGCTGACCGCAGCAACGGTCCTGTGCAACGCTTTCGGTATCGACTTTCTGGCATTTCTCGGCGACCTCGGCCTCGGCAACGGCGAGCATGAAATCCTGAACAACATCGAAATGCTGATGCCTTTGTTGTTCGCACTGTGGGCCTGGATCGAACGCCGGGCACCGCGCTACCGCCTTGTCTGGCGTCGGATCGTCGGATGAGTAGATTGCTCTCATGGCTGACAGGGCCGATCATCGAGAAGTTCACTGGACCACTGGTGGAGGCGTATAGGCTCCGCCTTTCCGCACGGAACGACTCCGAGAGACTTGAGGTCGAGAAAACAATCGCGCAGTTGGAATCTGCGCGAGACATTGCGTTGGCTGAGGCCCATGACCGTTTCAGCGCGACACGCATGGGACGCTCCCTGATCGTCGTTCCGTATGGCATCTGGTGGGCAACGATATACCTCGTCCAGATCGCGAACCCGTGGATCTTCGAACCCTGCTTCGGCGTGACACTGGTAGTCTACGACGTGCCGCCCCAGATCAACGAAATGGCAAAATACTTGGTCCCGGCGATTGTCCTCGGGGACGCAACCGTTTTTGCCGCCAAGAAATTCAAGCGATAGATCGAATAGGGCCTAGGCATGTCAGAACACCAAAACGACCCCCAGACCCTTGCCATGGCGAGCATGGCGGAGGCCGTCAAGCAGCAGACAGAGGCTTTTGTGGGCGCGATGGCTGTCCAGACAGAGGAAATCAAGCGCCTCAGCAATAAGGTGGACGTTATGCAGTCCCGCGTCATCCGCCTCGAAGAACAGCGCCACGGCAAGGACATCGACACCCTCACCCAAGGACTCAGCGCCGCCAACGCGAAGATCGCGACCTTGGAGCTCAACTGGGCCGAGGCGCGCGGGGCGGGAAAGATGGCGGGCTTGTTGAAAAGCATGGCGCCGGGACTGATCCCAACCATTGTGGCAGCCTTGATCTACATCGGCGTGGAATACGGAAAGAAAGGTAGCATCGGACAATGAGACGTGACCATGCGCTTGATGACACCCTGTATGAATTCGCATCTGAACGCCAGAAAGAATACTTGGACGCAATCAAGTTGCACGGTGGAGCCGAAGCTGCCGCGCGCAACCTTGGCCTGAGTTGCGGTGGGACGATCCGCAAGTCCATAAGTCGCCTCAAAGCGAAGGCTGCCATGCGCGGGCACAGCCCGGATCACGACATGACGCGCACCGTCCCAGAGCCATTCGTTGTGCGCGGTGTTTCAACCTACTATGACAAGGACGGCAAAGCGGCCGGCCAGTGGGTGAAGTCACGCCTGGACGATCAACGCTATTTCGAATTGATCCGTGCGACCGCAGAAGCCCTCTCCGAGGACATACGCCCTACCGCACCCGTCGAATTGCCCGAAAGCCTCAGCTTCGCTCGCAACCTTCTCACCACCTATATCCTGACGGACGTTCACCTGGGGATGCTGGCATGGCACGAGGAAGGCGGTGCGAACTGGAACCTCAAAATCGCAGAAAAGACGATCGAGGGCTGTTTCGACCTCATGGTCAAACTGTCACCGGACAGCGAGACTGCTATAATCTCGCAGTTGGGGGACTGGTTCCACTTCGACGGCATTCTGCCAGTGACTCCCACGAGCCGCCATGTCCTTGACGCTGACACGCGCTTTGCGAAGGTGATACGGGCTGGTTTCAGGTTGTTGCGCCGCCTTATTGGAAGGGCGCTTGAGAAGCATCAGAAAGTCGTGGTGTTGATGGCGGAGGGCAATCACGACGAATCGTCCTCCCAATGGCTACAGGTGATGCTTGACACGCTCTACGAGAACGAACCTCGCGTAGAGGTCATCGTTTCAGCGAAGCCTTACTACGCCTACGAATTCGACCAAACGGCGCTCTTTTTCCATCATGGTCACAAGAAGCGGGGTCAAAATCTCGCACTCCTGCTTGCCGCTGAGTTCCGTGAGATCTGGGGGCGCACCAAGAAGGCTTACGGGCACACCGGTCACCTGCACCATGAGCTCGAACAAGCGTTCCCCGGCATCAAGATGATCCAGCACCCCACCTTGTCGGCTCGGGATGCACACGCCTCCCGCGAAGGGTTCATGAGTGAAAGACAGGCGTCCGTTATCACCTACTCGCGAAAGTTCGGGGAAATCGGTCGCCATGTCGTAACACCGGATATGCTAGGATAACACGCTTACATCAACTCAGCGATTTGATGGCCAGTTCCCCGACGAAGGCGTAGAATCCCGCCCTGACAGCACTGTCCTCAATCTCATCAGCTTTGTGCAGAAGTCCTCCCGGAAATCCTTTGGCCCGCAAGTCTTTCAGGACTGTTTCGGCATATTGTCGCCCAAGTTTGTTCCGGCGTTGGTAGTCATCATGGGCAGGTTCCCCACAGGTCGTGTCGGCGTCGATCTTAGCTCTTTGGCTCATTGGTTTTTCCACTCATCTTGTTTGTCAGCCTAGGAGTTCGGCCAACATTTCTTCGATGCCCCCGCTCCCACTGGGGGTTCCTCCAAGCAAATCTTCGAATTCAATCTCCGATATACTTTGGATATTTTCTACTATCCTATGGGTAGATTCGCAATCGAATGTTTCACATTTTGTGTGCTGTTTTTCACTTATATTTGCATCGAAGCGTTGTTCGAGAAAAGTGAAATAATCGGCGTCTGACTCCATGAGAATGCAGTCCACACCTTCGCGTATAGCTGCCACCCCAGTTGTCCCGGAACCGGCGAACGGGTCCAAAACCACGCCACCAGGAGGCGTAACGTGGCGAACAAGGTGCTGCATCAAAGAAATTGGCTTGACCGTCGGGTGTTTCGAGCCATCTCTATCCTGTTTCGCAGCCTTGACGTTCCACAACGCTGCGGGAACGTCAATCAGATCGCCATGTTCCGAGAGCATGGCGGCTTCCCAGTCACAGTCGTGTGAGAAGCTATTGAAATATCGCGCCGCGCCATCAGGGAACAGGGCCTCTGCGGCCTCGCTCCCGTCGTGAAGAAGGTTGGCCGGATACCGACCGAGCGCGTTGGTTCGCGCGACACTGGCTCTCTGGGCCGCGTGCATGGCATCGGTGTCGCGCCCACTGAGGCCGTATTCCCCGCCTTGTCGCCCGCGCTTGTGCGGGTCACTCTGAGGCGTGTGGATGATCTCCCCGTCGGAAAGAGGAACGCGGCAACCGTCGATATTGACAGCCCCCACCCCGTGTTTCACGAGATTGACCCCACCGCTTTTCTCGGACATGGGTTTCTGTGCCAGATAGATAGGCTCAAGCGCGGGCTTCTGTGCCTGCGTGCTGTATTTCCACCCTTCCCACCTGTCTCCGTCCCCACCGGCGTTGTTGACCTCGCGCTGGGCGTCCCGCGTCTTTGGGAAACCCTGCCCGTAAATCCACCCGTGCATCGGGTGCATGATAAATCCGGCCTGCTCCATAGCAACGGCTTGCCAGTGCCCAGTCCGAGATCCACTGAATGCGAAGCAATAGCCGCCCGGCAACAGGATGTCGTGAATCAGGCGCCAGAACTCGGGATCACGCTCGATCTGGGTTCCGTCCCAAGTCTGCCCCATGAAGCCGGTAGACAACCGAGAAAACGAACCGTCATTTCCGTCCGATTTGGCTGCCGCCGCCCCTTTCTTTCCGAACCGCTTGACCATGCTTGTCAGGCCGTAGGGAGGGTCCGTCACAACACTGTGGACGCGCACCCCTTGGTCGATCAAGCGGCGAAGCGAGTCTCGGTTGTCACCTTGAAATAGCTGGATGGATTGGCTCATGACCCTGCGACCTCGCGCAGCTTGCGGTCCTGGATGAAACCGCTGAGGTTACCGTGAAGCCCAGGGCGTTCCCACCCTTCAAGGCCGCCGCTCATCGGGCAACGAACGCGCCTGTCAGACGTGGCCTGATGCTCGAACGGGGACCAATGGTGCTGCCCGATGAGCCGTCGCGCCAACTCCAAGTCACGGGAAATGACCGGCTCGCTCTGATCGTGGTTCAGGTATGATGCGCGAGCGCACCGCGCCCCGCTCACCTTACGCAAGATGTCGGTATGGAAATTCAGCCGTTCCTCGACACCGATGAGCGGTAGATGCCAATCACCGTGGGCGAGCCGGATCGGCACAGAAGCGTTGAACGCCTCGCGAACCGCAACTGCGAACTCCCGTATGGTCGGGTCGGCGTCGTCGTGAATGCGAAGATCGAAGAAGGACTGCCAGTCCGTGCCGCTGATAATCTCCACGGTGTGAGTCCAAGGTTCGATGATCCGATTTGCCACTTGCTTGTGGGCACCTGCTTTCGAGGCGACCCAGGCAAATCCTGCCGCCGCATAACCGGCTGCAAACCACGCGCCACGCGCAGTTGCCCGTCGCCAACCAAGAAGCGGCCCACCGGCCTGCATACCGGGCCGATTTGCACCGAACTCAACAGGCTCCGCCATGTCCGAGACCGTGTTGCGCAGCATACGGGACACGGGGATCGCGCGAGAAGAGCTGACCGAATGCGAGAGAGGGCGATGCCGCAAGACCTCGGAATGGATGATCCGGGGGTAGACCGCGCGAATGGTGGTCATTCTGTCCCCGTATTGGTTGATGGAGTCGGCCAGCACCGTCGCGGAAATCGTCATCCCAACAAGTCCTCAAAATCGTCGTTTGCGGTGGTTTTTTCGCGGGGCACCTGCGGTTGCCCTGCATCCTGATCCATCAAGTCCCGCAGAGCCGCTTCGGCGGTGTCTCCTGCCCCATGATGCGGGCTGAGGTTTCGCGTCCTCGATGTGCGTAGCGCCGTGAAGTTCCCGAAAACCGAGTGCTTCCCGACGATCACTGAGTCCAGGTCGTGTTCATCCATGTAGGTTTCGAGTTCGGAAAATGCAGTCATCCCAGCAACCCCCCTAGGTCGTCATCTGCTTCGAGCGGTGCTTCGGGATCGTCGTCCACAAGCCCGGCATTGATGAGCGCCTGACGGAGAGTTCTCGCAGGCTTCGCCTCGTCCCAATGCAGCTTCACCGCGCCATCCTTTGTAGCCACTCGCACATCGCCATTCGGCAAGAAGCGGATGGCGAGCCTGTCGCCCCGCATTCTCACCCGAGACGTCAATTCATCGAAAGGATCGCTCATCCCAAGAGGCCCCCGGTAAGGTCGTAGTCGTCATCAAGGGACTGGGGTTCAGGCGCCCTGTCGGACCAAGGCTTGAACGATTGCAATGCGCAATCCAAAGCCCGGTCAAATGTCTCTTGCTCGGTCCCGCAACACCAGCCACCAGCTTTTCTGCGCAGATTGACCTTCCACCCCTCGCGCGACCCGTCAGGTGGGAACACCGTCATTGCGGTGGCCCCTATCTCCGTCAGTGTGCCGCCTATGTCGCGAGGGGTGCCCATAGTTCACCCGAGCAAGTCGTCAAAACCGTCATCGTCACCGGCGTCGGTTTCGTCCAAGTCGCCCATCAGGTCATCCGCATCATCACAGGTTGCCTGACTGGCGTCATCGGACCCTTCGGCACCGGTAAGCACACCGTCCCCCTCAGCCATGAGGATACCGTCATCCGTCAGGATGAGGTTGGATTCGACGTTCTTGTGATCCCCGAACGCTTCGAGAGTGTCCGAGACAAATGCCGTCTTCTGGACCGGGATGAGGACGACTTCCCCTGCGAGAGTCGCTTGGACGCGGATCGTCCCCTTGTGTCCGCGGATCGCGGATCGCAGTTCACCGAGTTTCATTGGTTTCTCCTGATGAGTTGTCAGTAGTCGCTGATGGCCATTCCGAGGGCTTCGCGATACATTTGCAGGACCGCTTCTTCTTCCGACAGATCGTCCTTGTCGCGTTTGCGCTCGGCGATGAGCTTGCGCATGACCTTCGTGTCGTAGCCGCGTGCCTTGGCTTCGGCGAAGACTTCCTTGATGTCGTCCGCAATCTCTTTCTTCTCGATTTCGAGGCGTTCGACGCGCTCAATGAAGCTGCGCAGTTCCCCTGCCGTGACCTTGTAGGAGTCGTCGGCGGATTTGGTTTCCCCCGTCAAATCTTCTTCAAGTTCGGGTCCATCGTTGGAAGGATATGCCATCTTGTATTTTCACCCTTGCTTAGTGTTTCTCACATTAAACGTGATTTTGTGGGGCGTCAACGCATAACGCCCTACGCGATGTCAGTTTTCACCGACGTAATTGTAGCTGGTCAAGTAACGGAGGAAGTCGCCCCGCAGCCCCTTTGGGATGTCCGGCACCTTCTTGTGGCCGTGGTAGTCCAAGAACCGCTTCACCCATTTGTTCCGACGCTCATCTCCCAGGGCCAGGAAGTCTCGTGCCATTTCCGTCACGACTCCTTCGGAAGGCTCAAGGGCGATAACCTGCGTGTCCCCGCTTTCCAAGAAAGGCGCTTTGGGTTTCGGATGCCGATCAAAGATGGCTGTCACAACCTTCTGCATTTCCTCGCGCCAATGGTCCAGTTTTGCCTTGGGCGGGCGGTCATCGTTCAACATGTCCTGGATCATGGCATCGCGCAGCACGACAAGCGAGCAAATGGCCTTGGTGACATGGGAAAGATCGGAGTCCTGATCGTAGTCCTCCCCTTCCCACCATTGCATGATATGACCAATGGCGGCGTCCACGTAAACCGAAGCCGCCACCCCAGCCACGCGGTAGTTATGGCGACCGTATTTCCTTGCGCCTTCGAGCATACCGACGCCAACCTCGTTCATCACGGTCATGGGGACGCAGGAGAATTGACGGAACTTCTTGGTCCCAACAGCGTCTTTCGGATTCGTCGCCTTCTGGTCTGCGGCGAAATCCTCGATCGCACGGTCGAATTCCTTCGGCTCCATGTGGCGAAACATGATGGGTTCTTCTGTGGCCGCAGCCAAGATTTCTTCGTCGTCAAAGTCGCGCTCGGTAGCCCCCCAGTTCGCGGCTTCGAGGGACATTTTCCAGGAGTCCTCGTCCATGACCGGAATCCCGAGTTCCCGCGCCTTTTTGAGTTTTGAACCGGCCCCATCGCCCGCTACCACGAGGTTACAGTGCTTGCCCACAGACCCGCTAACCTTCCACCCCGCTTTCTCGGACATGGACTTGGCTTCCGCGCGCGTGACGGTGTGAAGGGTGCCTGTGAAGGCCACGACCGTTTGCACCGGCCCGATCCCATTGTCCGTGCGAACGTATCCGACCTTCTGCCAGTCCAAGATGAATTCCTCTGCGGTGCAGACGCGAACGCCTGCGGCACGTGCCCAGTCGGACAAGGTGGTCACACGCCCGGTCGCGCTTTCTCCGAGGATGAAAACCTTGACGTTCTCGGAAATGTTCTGCGTTACGCGGAATCCTTCGACCTCCGCAATGGTGCGGATCTCGTCGCGCTGACTCGGAGTCACGCCCACGAGCAAGATGCCAGGTGTCTGTTTCGTTTCCATTTTCGGCCTCATGTGATGTGTTCGCTAATGCTGAAATCGCACTGGTCGAGTGCGAAATCTCGGGTCGCGTTCTTGTCGTGATCGAACGCGGTCATGATCCACTGCGGCTCCGGGTGGTATTCCGTGGTCCCGAACCACGTTGACGACGGCGTGGCACATCGCACGCTCGGCTCGCCCCGGTAGTTCGTGTAGGCGAAGCGCAGTGTCTTTTCAGAAAGCGGGCGAGTGGGCTGCGCCATGATGACTCCTTTTCATTTCCTCGTAGACTGCCGGATGGACGACGAGTCTGCCCATCAGGACATAAGCGCCGGGTCGAACCACCAACCAACTCCCGTATTTCCCGATCACGCGGCGGCGGCGGCGCTTGGTGTTTTTCTTGTCAGGGAACCTCGGGACGGTATTCGTGGCGTTCGAAGAAATATGGACACGCAGGCCCTTGTAGGTCTCGAAACCGCTCATCGCCCCGTCCTTTCGAGCAGCCGCCCAATCCGAGCCGACTCCGCACCTGCGTCCTGTGCCACCCACGGCACGCGCGATGAACGAGGGCGCCCGTCAACGCGATAGAGAAGGTTCGAGCCGTGACAGAGACCTTCTGCCGACATATAGGCGACGGGCACGATCTTCATTCCGGTGACCCTGAGATTTTGACCCCCTGCCCCTTTTCGGAATATCTGGTCCACCATCAGAACGCCTTCCCTCCGGCCGCCGCGCGGTTCTTTTTCTTGTGGTCGGGACGAATAAGGTTGAAGCGCATCTTGGCAATAATTGCCCCTCCGAGGTCGTATTCGCGATGGCCGGATGTGTCTGCGATCCGAACAAGCGTGTCGGCAAACTCGACCTCCTGGCCGCAGCGATCCGGCAGCTTGTCGTCAACCATGCTCTTACGCTCTGCTTCAAACGCTTCCGTGATTTCGGAAACCATCAACATGCAACGCTCACCAAAGTTCATTTCCTTCGGCGTCCCGTCCGACAAATTGTGATACCATCCGGCATCCATGGCGCGACGATGGGACAGGGCGCAGAGCGCGTTCACGCCCTCGTAGATCGCGCGTTCCTCGTCGCTCATGTTCGGCGGCTCACCACCGGCACAGAGATACCATTTCGAGGCTTCTTCCATCGCGTCTGTATAGTGGATGAGGCGGGCGTTCCCGGTCAGGCTTTCGAGGTCGCTCAAGTCGAAACCCACTGCGACAAGGACAGGGTCTCCGAACTTGGTGCGCGCAACGGTTTCCAGGCACTTCAAATCAGTGTCGTTTCGACCGGTCGAGTTGCCCGTGCGAAGCCATGCTTCGCAGCCAAACGCAAGGCGCATCAGCTCCAATTGAGTCTCGTCGGCCCAGTCCCCATCGCCGTAGACAATGATGTCAGTTTTCCTTGTGGTCATAGTGGTGCCCTCTTGTCGATAAACTGTTGAAATTGTTCGCTGATTGCCTGCACGGCTTCCCAGTTCGGTTCGGTCAGCCATTGCTGCATTCCGGGACCACTGCGCAGGTGCAGTGTCTTGTGGTATTCGGTGACGTTCCGCAGCCCTTTGTCGGCGTTACCGAGGGCCTTCATCACCGCGTAAGCCGCCCACGGGTGCGGTGGACCACTGGCAATGCAAAAGCGGCGGGTGCGGTTCGCATTGCGGAAGTATTTGTAGACGCGGGTTTTGCCGTCCGCGATCATGCCCCAGTCGCTCGCGATGAGGTAGGAACCTTCGACCGGATGGCCCAGTTTTGGGAGGCCGTGCATCGTAACCACGCAACGCATCGGTTGCTCTTTGAACGGTTTGCGCAGATCGGCCCATTGGTAACCTGCCTTCCGCGTTATTTCCCCGTGGGCGCGGGTCCGCACAACGACAACGATCCTAGCGCCGTCACCCTTGAACATCACCGCACGGTCGCGCGTGCCGGTCCCCATGGGGCAAATGATGTATGGCCGAGCCGGGTCAGGTTCGACGGAACCGTCGATCTCGCGCAAAGCCGCGATGTCCCATTCCTCGATTTGATCGCTGGTGAGCATGTCAGCCTCCCACCCGCTGAAACGTGGTGCTTTGCAAGAGGTCAAGTTCGGCTTGCAGCTCAGCACATCGCTCTGCGCGCATGGTCTCAGCCTTCACCTTTGCCTCGTCCCATGTCGTCGCGAAGTTGTCGGAATGCAGAACCTTCTTCTCCATGCCGCTGCCGACAATGGCCTCCCCTTTCGGGGTGACGGTTGCCATGCGGCATTCGATGCTGCCCGTGCGCAGCGTGTCAGCAACGATAAAAATGCGCTTGGATTTCATTTCCGTTTTCTCCGTGATTTCCTACTCGGCGGGGGCGGACCCACGTGCCACCCTCCGCAGAACCGGCACCGATAAGCGGTCATCGGAACCTTTGATTTCCTTGCTATTTTCCCAGCCGTCGCCCTGTCTAACTTTTGCTTTCCATGGCACGCTGCGGCTTCAACGCTGTCCATAAAATCACCTTTCACGTGACTTCATTGGCAAGAGAAATGATGTCATCCCATTCCGAGACCCACCGGATCGTCGGCTCGGAATCTTCCCGGTCGCGCTGATTGTGGGATCGGTGGATCATGAACGTGTGATGCCCGGCAGAATGGCCTGCGACGGCATTCGCATAGTTGTCCTCGACCCAGATGCAGCCTTTGGGATAGTGTATGAGCGCGTTTGACTTATCGAACCCAAGCGGCAAACACACGATGCGCTCGAATACATCGCCGAAGCAGCGTCGTAGGTTGGCATGTCGCATCTCACGGGCTTCCGACGCCGAAGAGCAGGACGTAATGACGTGCAGGCGATGACCGTCCCCAACCAATTGGGCGACCCCCCTCAAGGCATTGTGGCAGGGCCAGATATTCCCGAATGCCGGGGAATGGTTGAACTCGTCTACAAGAGCAAACACCTGGTCGCGATCTACTCCAATCCACTCCGCCAAATCCCAGTGCTTCGGGCCGCTCGCACAGGGTTTCGTGCCGAGGCGCGTAGCGCAAAAGCGAGCGAACGCGCGATCCCACTCCAACAGAACACCGTCACAATCCAAGAGAACCGTCGCCATCACTTCGAATCCTCCGCCATTGAACGAAGGTTCTTCGGCAAGTGCTCCCAAATCTCGCAGGCACTTTCCACGTCGCGAATTTTTCCAAGGGCATCCCCGAGCCGCCGGACCTTTTGGAGCGTCCGCCAATCCCTGCGCTCTGCTTCGATTTCGGCCACCAGTGCATCGCTCTTGTGGGCGATGAATGTGTGCCCACCGTAGTAAGTGAGCTCGCCGGTTCTCGTTCCGTCCTGCCGCCATTGTCTGTCCATCCCTTCGAGGACAAAGCGGCCGGTTTTATGAACCTTCTTGACCTTGTGGACCGTGTAAGAACGCGGCATATGCCACTGCGGGCGCGAGATTTTCAGAACCTCATCACCGGCTACGAACGGCTTCTTGTCGTGGGTCATCCGCACATCTCCGTTTTCACTTTTTACGTGACTATTGATTTACATCTTCGGGTGGACCTGTCAAATCCAAATCCTCCCCTTTTCCCCGAGACTCCTATTTCCCCGAGACTCCTATTTCCCCGAGGGGTCGCCCCCGCGTGCCCGCGCGTAGGTGTGCCCGCGCGTAGGTGTGCCCGCGGGTAGGTGTGCCCGCGCGTAGGTGTGCGTTTGCAAGCGGTTGTGTGTTTTCGTGCAGGTGGTTCCCAGGTAGCCTGGACGCCGCTCGACGTGCCGGGCCGCGACCGGTGCGCCCTCGACGATCTCCCCAGGGGGTGACCGGTGCTGGCGGCGATTTTTTCGAGATAGTCACGTCTTGACTTGCCGGGGCATTAGTTTCACTTTTTGTGTGCAAGTCACGAATCAACAGACGAAAGGAATCTGGAAAAATGGCTTACTTGCTTGAAGACGAGACCCGCATAATTCGCGGCACCGGCGGCACGGTTTGCCGCGTGCAATGGTTTGCGGACCCCGACCCGTTCAAGCCGTGGGAAGGTGACGGCGCGGTGCCGCTCATTTCCACCGGCGGCCGGCGGGGACTGGATACCGACCCGGCGCGCGGTTTCGACCTCCTGAATCCCCTGCCCTATCTGAGCGACTCCAAAATCGCCGCCGGGTTGCCGAAGCTAGCCGAAGACTTCCGCCCCTATGGGATGTGGAATCCGCAAAGCCTCTACTCTGACGCCAAATCCTTTGACCAATTCGTCAGAGAGGAATTTTGCGAAAACTACGGTTTCACGCTGCGCGAAGGGCGGCGCGAATTCCTGGCCGATATTCTCGGAAGCGGTGAGGACTCGCAAACCTTCTTGGAATTCGTCGCGGCGCTCTGGCAGTTGGCAGGCGTCCCGGCAAAGGTCAAGGAGTCGCGCGGTTACTGTCAAGGCGACTGGGCCGCGCTGCTTATCGTTGCACACCCGGAAGCCGTCAAAGCGTGGGGATTTGAGCAAAAGGACGGGCGCCCGAATTGGCGGCGCTATCGCAAAAATTGCCCCAACGATCTTGACCGCGCCGCCGAAACTTGGGGCGCGTGGGCTTGGGGCGGCGGCGTTGTCGGCTACAAGGTGCAAGAGATTGACGCCGAAGACGTGCCGGACCTCGAAGACGACGAAAACGGGCCGGACGGCGTGACCGTCGACTCGTGCTGGGGTTTCTACCCTGACAAGGGTCAAGACGCCTTCGACCTGGACGACTCCCACGCTTACGCCATCGAACGGGCGACAGAGGCCGCGCTTGACCATGTGGGCACCCGAGACGACGAAAAGGCGACCGCGTGGGCGGCGGCAATGTATGCAGCGCGCCCCGACCTTGCGCCCGTAGAGCTGGGGGGCTTGGCATGACTTGGCTTGTCTATAGCGGGGGCGGCAGCTCCGGGGCCTTTCACCATTTTGAGGAAGCCGAAGACCTAGCGCACGCGCTTGAAATTGCGAGCTATGCCTTGGAAGCCGCTAACGAATTCGCCGCGCGCATGGGTTGGACTCCGTATTGGGCCGAGCTGGTGGAGATTCGCCGGTGCCCGGTCGCAGTCTGGCGCGAGTGGTGGCGGGACTCGGACGCCGTGGCGGCGCGCTCTGCGCTGCACCTGGACGCCGCCGCAATCCGCAAGCGCCTTGATCTGCCCCAGCCGACCGCGCCGCGCCCCGTGCCGAAGGGAGTCGCCGCATGACCGGCCCGCCCGAAGGGTTGCGGCAAGCACGGGAAGCGGCCGGAATGAGCCAAGCCGCCGCCGGTCGCATCATAGGACGCACGCAAAGCCATTTCGGCAAAATCGAAAGGGGCGAGTCCGTGTTGACTGCGCCGGATGCGGTGAAACTGGGGCGAGCTCTGCGCGCAACCGTGGAGTCCTTCTATCAAGTCACGTCTTGACTTGCCCCTAGTTTCACTTTTAGTGTGAAAGTCACAGAGAATCACGAAAGGAAAGCCAATGTTTAACGATACCGACAAAGACGCGGCCTTGAGCCTTGCGGACGCATTGCCCGCCGCGCTCGAAGCTGAGACCGGGAAACCCTGGGCCGCAGAGAAAACCCTTGACCGTGACCGGGCCGAAGACCTCTTGTTCGTCACCCTGACCGAGGACGGCGGCGCCGGGTCGCCTTCAATCATCATGGGCGGCGGCAACTGGAACGAAAACGGGAAAGCGCGGTTTTATATCAGCGTGCCCGACGACGTAGACGGGGGGAGGCGCGCTTGGGGATACCTTCCGGGAGTCGAATACGGGACTCCCGTGCCCGAAACCGCCGCCGCCCTTACGCGCCCGGCAAAGACCGTTGCGCGCCAGATTGTGCGGCGCGTCCTGACGCCGGAAAACCGCGCGATTCTGACCCGCTCCGCAGAACACGACGCCGCGACTCAGGGCGTGCGGAATGACGCCGAGACATGGCGCGAGAAAGTGGCAGGCGCCGCTGGGATTCCGTGCCGCATCAATGGCGACCGCGCCGCCGTCCTCTGGGGGAACGGTTACGGTTCGCGCGACTGGGGCAAGATTGACTCCAGTTTCCACTGTCCCGGCGGTAGCGTCAAAATCGCCCTCTCAGACGATCCCGAGCAAGCCGCCACACTGGTCGCGAAGATCCGCGCCGCCGTCGAAGCCCACGAAAAGGAATTGAACCAATGACCGCCGAAACCTTCCCGCAAATCACTGTGACAGTGCGCCGGTTCAATTTCGAAACACGGCAAGACCCGGAATATCGCGCTATTCTGGCAGACGCTAAGGCGCGCGGCGTTAAGCTGTTCGACGCCTTGGGCGATGTTTCCGAATTGCCGAAAGACGGCGCGCAATTCGCTGTCACGCTCAACCCGAAAACGGTTTTTTCTAACCAATTCAGCGCAGACAAAGGGCCGCGCTTGTTCGATCTGCGAGTCCTGTCACAATTCAACGCTTGTGGGAATCGCATCCCGCGCCGCGTGGGCTATTACATCGAACCCGACTCGGAATATGCCAAGCTGCAAGAATTCCGCGCCACCTGGACAATCTGCGGTTATTGCGGCGCGCGTCACCCTGCCAAGGTCGAACCGGGGCCGCACTGGTGCGACCGTTGCGCCGGGTCCGAATACCTGAAACCCGGAGACCTGCAACTCCTGGAATTGCGCCCGCTCTCGGAATACATGCCCAAGCGCAACGCCGAGCCGCCCGCCGAGCTGGTGGAACGCTATCGCAAGGCCCAGGCTGAAACGTCGAAGCGCAAGACCGAGTCCGGTATTGCCCGGAAACTGGCCAAGCTGGAACAGGAAAAGCAAGACGCCGAAATTGAGGCAACATTTTTGCGCGCCGTCGCGGGCGCCGGTTTGGCGTGGCGTCATATCGACAACCTTATTTTTTACGCGCACACAGGGCGTTTCTGTTTCGGTTGGCGGCACAAGCTGGAAGACCCTGACGTTGCCGAGATCAAGGCCGCATTGCGCGCGGCGGGCCTTGTAGCGCCCCCGGTTGACTTCAAGACCACGGGCGGCAAACCGCAACCTGGGGACACGTTCCGCACGCTACCCGACGCCGTGGGAAAGCTGGAGTCGCCGGGCACGTTTGGCGGCGGTGCAACCTTCACTTTTCCCGCCGGGCTGCGGTGCCGTCCTGTCGATGAAAGCGGGCGGGCGTTCTTCCTCGAAGACTTCCGGGAACACGTCGAATCTTACTACCACCACGACGCAACGCACCGGGGAATCCGCATCGACGCGGAACACGTTGAACGCATCCCCGGCAAGCGTTGACCGGCTGGGGGCAGTCACGTCTTGACTTGCCCCTAGTTTCACTTTTAGTGTGAAAGTCACAGAGAATCACGAAAGGAAAGCCAATGGCAACCCCGACGATCTTAGACTCGCGAGACCTTGCGCCCTATGCGCTGGGCCGCTTTGTCTTCCGTTTCAAATGGGCGGAATTCGACCGCTGCACAATGTTCTACCGTGGGCGCCGCCTGGGCCGCACCCTGACCGTGCGCGACGAAATGCGCCACAGTCTCGCCGGGGACTTCCGGTCGCAATGGGAGTCGGGTCAATTCGACCCTGAATCCCCGTTCATTCGCTGGGGCTTTTCCGACATTCCCGGCGCGCTCGAAGACTGGGCACACATCGCCAGAGTCGCGAACATGGGCGAAGGGGTTGCAGCATGACTCAGCTCGCCAAAATCCCCCGCGCCTCACTTTTGCCGCCCATGGAAAACCCGCGCGAGACCGTGCCCTTCCAACTGTTGCGCGCCGCCGCACTGGCAGAACGGGCCAAGGACTCCGCAAGCGCCGATAATTTCCGCCGCCTTGCCGCCGTCGAATTCCGCACCCGCGCGACCTTCTACCATGGGGGGAACAAATGAGCCGCCCCAAGTTGTCAATCCATCGTTTCCGGGACCGCGCCGGAATCGCAATCACCGGACAAGGCGGCGGGACTCTCTACCTAGACGCCGCCGCCGTCGCAGAATTGACCGCCGCCGCAAGTGCCCTGTTTTACGACATGAGCGGCAAAACCTTCGCTGAGTCCGAATTTGAAACCGTAGAAATTGAAGGGGAAACTCGTGCCTGAATTCATCCTGAACAACCGCCCCGCCCTGACCCATGCCCGCGCCGCGGAGATTGCCGCCGCTTGGGGTAGCTACATGAACGCGGGCGACCCCGGCGCGATTTTCTACACCTTCCCCGCAGACGGCACCGCGCCGAAATGGGACGAAAACGACCGCGCCGCCGCCCTGTCCTATTGCGACTCCTGCCTTTGGCAAGCGCGCCGGGCCGGTAGTGGTCCGACGGACGCCGCCGCCGTGGCAAAGGACGTTGCCGACCTCGAAGCCCTGCGCCGCTACATCGAAGGCGACTCCGCATTCGCGCAACTGGACCAATTCGCGCAAGGTTTCGTTGAGGCCGCGTTTTTCTGCAACGTGTGCCCCACATACGCTAAACAAGACTGGGGCTTCCCGGAATGCCAGCAAGCCGGAATCGACGGCACGCGGGGCGGCGATTTGCCGTCAGACGCCACGACGGCGGACATTGACCCGGCAAGCCTGGAAGCCGTGAAAGCCCTTTGCCAGAAATTCCAGAACGACGCCGCGCCGCTCTTGGCCGCTGCGCTCTTGCGCAAGGGTTACGACTCCACCCAAGCGGGCCGCGATCTGTATTTTACGCGAGCGGGCCATGCAACGGGCTACTGGGCGCGCTCCGAATTCTCGGAGAAACTGGCCGAGTCCCTGACCGAAGCGGCCGGCCGCGCCGAAATTCTGCTTTCCTATGACGCCGAGTCCGGCGTGATTTTCGAAGACGTTTAAGTGGGGGAGTCCGACATGACCAAGCAAAAACACGCCTTGCCCCTTTCCGCCCGCGCCTGGTTGGTTATGAGGGAAACCGGCCCGCGTTGCCCCCAAAACAGGAGCGAAAGAAAATGACCCCGCGCCCCTTGCGCCTTGTGCTTGGCGACAATCTGCGCCGCCTCATGGAACGGGACGGTCTCAGCAAGAGCGAGACCGCCGCCCGCCTGGGGATGCACCGGACTCAGCTTTACCGCATGTTGAACGGGGAAACCCGGCCGCACGCTTCCGAGCTGAAAGCTATTTGCGACCTGTTCGGCGTGCCCGCCTCGGTCTACTTCAAACCGCTGAAAATATCCCCGAATTTCAAAAGCGAACGCGAGCGCCTTAAAAAGGCCATGCGTGCCGCCTACGGAATCGGGAAACCCACATTCGAACCGGAAAGGAAAGACCATGGATTTTAAGCGTTTGATCTTGCAAGCACTGGGCGGGGCGGTCGCGCTCTATATGTTGGCCTGCACTGCTTTCGTCACCTATGCTTTTTTTGATGTCACAAGCCAGGCGCGGGCCATGATTAGCGCCTATGGCGAATTGCGCGAAATGCGGCGCGAGAATTGAGGGGAAGGAAATGACCGAAGATCACAAACCGACGCGATATTTCTACGTCAACAACGGCGACTCGCACTTGGTCGCAGTCTGGAACGCGCGACTCGGCGCTGATGTTCCGGGCCTCACAGTGATTGAGCGTCACGACGACGACCGGGACGCAATGCGCCGAGTCGCGTTCTTGAACGCCGGAGGCTCGAATACAGGCAACGCGCCCCTTGTAGACCGTTCCCCCACAATCGGCGGCGATTTGGGAAAATGACCCCTGCCCCCTTTGTGAATATCGGACCCGGCGCCCGCGTGCCGTTGCGCCACCTGACCCGGCACGCGGGCGTCTTCGGTGCAACGGGCACGGGTAAGACCACCACGGCGGGCGCATTGCTCGAAGGGTTGGCTGCGGCGGGCGTCCCGGTTCTCGCACTGGACGCAAAAGGCGACTTGGAGTCCCTGACACGCGGCCCAGGCGGGCGCATGTGGGATTGCACGGGGAAGCGCGGGGCCGTGCGGCGGCTTGATCTAGCACAAATGGGGCCGGACCTTATCGCCCGCGCCCTCGACCTATCCCCCGCGCAAGCCGGGGCACTGGAAATTGCAACCGCCTTTGCCGAGACGCGCGGGTTGCCGCTGCACACCTTGGCAGATTTGCGGGCGGTTCTCGGGGCCGTGATCCAGAACGCGGAGTCGCTTTCCTTCGAATTCGGACTCGTGACCCCGGCAAGCGTGGCGGCGGTGCAGCGGGCCTTGCTGCGCATCGAGCGCACCGCCCCCGGCGCATTCGGCACCCCGGCCCTTGACCCCTTCGGCGCAGATCGTCGCGACCCCCGAACCGGGCGCGGGCGCTTCACCGTGTTGCACGCTGCGCCCCTCATGGCCACCCCCGGACTCTATGGCGCGGCGGCGGCTTTCATCCTGGAATCGCTCTACAAGCAAGCGGGCGAGCTGGGGGATGTTTCCGGCCCTGCCCTTGCGGTATTTATTGACGAGTCGCATTTGATCTTTGACGGGGCACCGCGCGCCGTTGTGCAGAGACTCGAGTCGGTTGTCCGGTTGATCCGGTCAAAGGGGATTGCCTTGATCTTTGCCACGCAATCGCCGGGCGATTTGCCCCCGGCCATTTCTGGCCAACTGGCAACGCGCATTCAGCACGGACTCCGCGGATCAACGGCGCAAGGGTTGCGCGAGATCCGAGCGGCGGCGGACACACTGCCCACGGCGTCGAACCTGGACGCCTTCGAAGCCATCAAAGGACTCGGCACTGGTGAGGCGCTGGTCTCGCTTCCAGGTGAAGGCGGACAACCGCAACCGGCGAAACGAGTCCAGATTCAGGCGGGAAAAATCGCGCTTGAACCCTTGGCAGATTCCGAATTGCCGACGGCTTCCCATTTCCCCGACGGTCTGCCCCTTATTTCCCCGACGCGCCCCCGCTCTATCGTCGCAAGAATTCGCGCCAAACTATCACTTTTTAATTGACTTTCCCGCTCGCCGGGCGCATAGGTCGAAACCTGAACGGCTGAGTCTTTTGCCCGTTTGCCGCTCATCTACTAGCCGCCTGGACACTGTTCCAGGCGGTCTTTTTTGTCTTGCGCCCAGGTTCTCGGATTCGATTCAGTTTTCCCCGACGGGTTGCGGGGCGAAATGGAACGAGTCCAATTTTCCCCGACGGGTTGCCGCCTATTTCCCCGACGGGTTGCCGCCTATTTCCCCGACGGGTTGCCGCCTATTTCCCCGACGGGTTGCCGCCCTCGATCGTCGCAAAATCACACATGACGCCGGGCGCGGCCTGAGCTCGAAACAATCGGCCGGCCATTGCGTGACCGGGCGAGCGGGGCGAGCGGGGCAGAACGGGGCGAGCGGGGCGAGCGGGGCAGAACGGGGCAGAACGGGGCGAGCGGGGCAGAACGGGGCGAGCGGGGCAGAACGGGGCAGAACGGGGCGAGCGGGGCAGCGCAGGGCGAGCGGGTGCAACACGGGGCGAGCGGGGCAGCGCAGGGCGAGCGGGGCAGCGCA